AAGTTTTTTAAAGCGTTATTCCTTTTAACCGCATAAACTAGCCTTATGAAAATGTATAATTATACATTATTAGGGTAGGGTTTGTTAAAACAACTTACCCTCTCATTAATATACTCCCCAAAAGGGGTTTTGTCAAACACTTGGTTTTAAAGATAGGACGTTTGTCCTATTCTTGAATAGTAATTACATCTTGTATATCCACATCAGTTTCAGGTCCAAAGGCTTCCGATAGTTTCTTTGGGAAACCCTGCCAAATCTCTTCGACAGTTGCATTAGCGTCTATATAGATATAACATCTAACGGCATACAGGGACATTATTTCCCACCTACCACAATCTTTTTCTTGGTTCCGGTTTATGTGCAAAGTCGAATTCAAAACTGAAAGTCATTCGCCATATACCAAACATGAAAATACAATGTCTGATTTGTTGGTTGCCCCAGTTATGTAGAATGCTTTGGAAGAATATCATTGGTTGCCAGTCTTTAAAAAATTTACGTTCGTTGTAGCTGATGTACCAAGGTCCGGTATAGAGTGGTCTTTTGAACCACTCTCCCCGGTATTTGATCTCTCTCATTATTTTGCTTCAGCGGCGGATTTTTCTTTCAGAAGTTCCTGTGCCGCTTTTTGGAATTCTCCTTCTTTGCCAGCCACCCATTCAACATACTTTGCGTCCATAGCAAAGATTTCGTTCAGGGTTTTCCCGGCATACTTCCCGAATTTAACTACATCGGTAGCAACGGACGGTGCTGTACTCTTCGGCGCTCTGAGAGCATCTGAGGCGGTATTGTCCGGGTCTAGTCTGTCAGGTGAAGCAATTAGCAACAGGTGACGGAACATCTGTTTCAGGGCGGCAGTACATGCTTTAGGAACTGATTTGTCTCCACGGTCCATCCCAGAACCAACACCAACGGCATTCAGGGATTCACCTGTCTCCGCATCACTGATCTGATATGTCACTGTGACAGTAGCAAGGATATCCACTTCATCTTCGCCTTTGGAATTTTTACTGTTGAGGAAATGCAATACTGGTTGAACCTGTACCGGACAAATAACCAGTCCGTTTGCTTCAAACAAATCCTTGATCGCCGGAGTCATTGCATTCTCTGAGAGATAGGAGTATTTGGTTCTACCAAACTCCATTTGGGATGGGTCGATTTTCTTCAGGTCTTTCATAACCTGCAAGATTTTCTGATTTACTGACATGTTTATTCCTTCCTTTTCACTATAATATTTTTGCACTCGTCAGGCCGGAGTATCATTAGGGTATCTCTGACCTTCAATTCAAAAAGAGGGGAATCACGGATAATAGTAATGCTGGTCTTGGGAGTAAATCCCATTTGCAGAAGTCTTGTTCTCTGCCCTGTTGTACCGATTATTTTCACTATGCTGACTGACTCCCCTGATTTCAAATCGGATAAAACAATATTTCTATCCATATACTATTATATCACACTTTCGTTATACTTGTCTATAGGACAAACGTCCTATCTTTGAATTTGCACCCATTCAGCGTCGATAATATCAAATTTGTCTGATTTGTATTCCGGGTATAAAACCTTGATCTCTTTGATCAGTTGTTTAATTTCAGCCACAACCTTTTCATCAACCAGTACATTGCCATCATATACAGCGTAGTTACCCTGTGGATGGACATGCTTTGGCGAACCATTGAGACGATCTTCTATCCAGTTTAAATTTTCATGTCTCATATTATTCTCCTTTGTTTATTTCAGCACCTACCTTTATTTGTTCGTATTCGGTAATCAAATCGTCGATATACTGCAATAGTAAGGTAGGGACTAGGGTATATCCGTTAACGTGATGTTTACTAGTCCGGTCAAATTCTCTTAACCTACATTCCTGTATTCTGTTGCGAATGTATGGTAAATCAACCATGATCAGCCTCCCATTTCGTGTCGATCACCGATAATATTCGGTGGAGTGGAGAACGAAGCGGAAAATAACCGTTCGTGTAGTTCCTTATTGTCCTTTTCCAGATAAGCTATACGCTGTCTAGCATCTGACAGTTGGCGCTGTAGCACATCATTGTGCTGAGTTACTTTTTTGAATCGTTCTGTTTCATTTGGTGTCATAGTTTATCAGCCTCCATATATTGATTAATCACATCTCCATGTACCTTTACCAGATATACCCTACCCTTGATTAGTTCTTCATCCTTGAACATGGAATAATCCTTGGCACCGTTGCGTTCTCTGAGTTTGATAAAGTACATCCACTTACCGTTCTTGCATTGGTATCTTTTGGTATCCAGTACCTCACCGCCGATGATATCCCCCCTTATGTCGCAGATTGATAAATCATATCGGTCCAGTATCTCTGCGTAGTCGAACCCAAGGAAGTTCTTCTCGCTACCAGCTTCCACAGGACCGAAGCAACCACACGCTTCCAGCGCCTTGTACACTCTGGCATTGATCTTCTGGTTGGCGGCATTACGGATATCTGATAGTTCTGTGGAGCCACCAATACCTTTTATTGCCATAAACCCTACCATAAGTTTACCGTCCTGTACTGACCATTTCATTTGTCCGGTCTTTAAATCTGGTGGTACGATCTGAATTCCGTGGAGTCGTGCCGATGATACATAATCACTTGTTGCATCAATATCTCCTATCTTGGAATTAAGCAGGGCGCAATAGAATTGTAATGGATAGTTGGCCTTTAGATATGCTTCCTGAAATGCGATATATCCGTAGGCGGCGGCGTGGGACTTATTAAACCCATAGTCTGCGAACGTCACGATCTGGTCTGCAATGTCTCTGATAGTGATTGCATCCACACCATTCATTATACCACGTTCTATAAATTTGTCAATAGCCGCACCCATCTGCTCCGGTTTCTTCTTGCCGATAATTCGGCGTAGTACGTCACCTTCACCCAGACTGTATCCACATAATGCCTGACAGATTGCCATAATCTGTTCTTGGTATACTATAATCCCATTTGTTTCCTTGAGAATTGGTTCCAGTTTGGGATGGGCATAGGTAACTGGTTCCTTTCCCAGATGACGTTTCACAAACATCTCAGCCATACCGGAGTCAATCGGTCCCGGTCTAGCGATAGCCACCACCGGAATCAAATCTTCAAATCGATGCGGTTGTAGTCTATAACAGTACGGTGATACACTCTCACCTTCGATCTGGAAGATACCTTTCGTGTCACCCTTGCGGAGCATTTCAAACGTGGGGTAGTCATCCTCTTCGTAGCAATGGTTCCCGATCATCTTCTCCGTGTCGGCTATTACATCAAGAGTTGCCAACCCAAGTATGTCTAGTTTCAATAAACCCATTTCTTCAAGGTATTCGAAGTCGTAGGCAACCACCGGGGTATGATCATTGGATTCAATCGGACACCATTCTGAAGGGTCACTGGGAAACACGATAACCGCACTGGCATGAGTGCTATTGTTTTGAATAATTCCCTCAAACTTATTAGCTAGGTCGATCAGTTCTTTTTCTTTATTAGTCTGTGGTTTAAAGGTTTCGATCTTCTTGGATATCGCATTAACTTCAGCGACAGGCCACCCTAGCGCCTTACCAGCACGTTTGAGTGAAGCCTTCTTACCCATATAGCCAAACACCCTAAAGTGGACCACATGCCCGTATTTGGCTTTAACGTAGTTGATCACTTCTTCCCGGCGCTTCTGACTGAAGTCTGTATCAATATCTGGTGGTGCCAATCGTTCAAGATGGACAAACCGTTCGAATGTCAGCCCCAGTTTCACAGGGTCCAGCTTTGTGATATCCAGAAGGTAGGAAGCTAGACTACCGACACAACTACCGCGCCCCGGTCCAATCGGTATTTCTTTAGATTCTGCATGTTTGATTATATCATGCACGATCATCATGTAATCTATGTATCCTGCTTTGGTAAGAATATCCACTTCATGTTTCATACGATCAATATAAACCTGTTGATTCGGGTACTTATCTATTCCTAGTTCTTTCCACTTGGCGTATGTTATCCTTCTGAACTCAGCCATTGTATCCGGCGACTGGTACTTAGGATAATGGTTCACTCCCATAGGTATTTCCACGTTACATTTATCAATGATCTCTTGGATATAGGTACAATCATAATCCACGGTATCCCGTAGGTAGAAGTCATCAACCGGATAGTATGTACTATCTTCAGACAATAGTTTCCATTTGCGGTGTGTTGGAGCATCTTCCTTATTTATATAATGGGCATCAACTGCCGGAATAATCTTCAATCCCATATTGTCACGGTATTCGTCCAGCATCTTATTAAATGTAATCTGCTCCGGCATTGTATTCATATGATGTTCAAGGTAAAAATCACCTTTGAAAATATCCAGTATTTCCAGCATATTCTCGTCTACCGGATGGGATGCGATACCACCCATACATGCCGAAGTACATATTAATCCCTTGTGGTACTTACGGATAATATTGGTATCAATCCGTGGCTTGTAATACATATTCTGATATGATTCTGTTACCATAGCGCACAGGTTTCGGTATCCTTCTAAGTCTTTCGCATAAAATACAATATGCCAATTATCTCTGGTGGTCTTGTCGTGTACATTTGCAACCCAGTACATCTCACAGCCAAAAATAAACTTCAGGCCGAACTTCTTAGCCGCCTTGTACCCATCAATACATCCAGACATTGTACCATGATCAGTCAATGCAAAAGAGGATTGCCCAAACTGAGCAACCCTTTCTGCTATCTGCTCCGGCGAGGCTATGCCGTCCATAATGGAGTAGTGACTATGAGTATGAAGGTTAGCGAATTTATTCATGCTATTTTTACCCCGTTCATCAAATCCCGTAATTCGTTCATATCGGTCAATGGACACCACTCTGGGAAGTCGTGATCAGCCAATGCAGTTTCCTCTAGCGTTAGGCTTTTCAGTCTCTTCAGGCATCGGCATGTTCCGGTAAGATAATGTTCAGAGAAGTCATTACATAGGCGGCAACTGGGAATTAGTTTAATCACAGCTTTCATCTTTCATCATCCTCTTCATCTGGTCTATCCCACCATTCAGCGAGTCCAACCAGACATATTCTTGCACACAGCATACCCAGACCACCAAAGAATCCCACCAACCATGCGGTAAATATTAAACGTATCGGACTATCAAATATTCCCATACTATCACTTCCCTATAAATGTTCTGAATACCCAGAAGAAAAACACACACGATAAAGTAAAGTCTACGCCCTTTATTGCATCCACAATTAATTTTGCATCTTCGTGAGACATATTATCTCCCCTCTTTTTTATCTTTTGCTCTTTTTGCCATTATATCCCAACAGTGATCACAGTATGAGGCAAATTCGTCACCTGAGAATATGTCTAGGTCTGGAATAAATTCCAAACAGACACACCCGCAAACGATACAAGTTATTTTAATCATATAGAACACCTTCCCGATATGGTAGGTATTGACAGTTAAAACATTTGGCAATAGAAATAATACTCTTACAGTGTATAAAATCTTTCATTAATGGACAGGTACAGGGGATGAAGCACTCAGGCTTATCCCCTTTACCCTCAACCAACTTCTTCAGCTTTTCCATTATGCGGCGTTCAACGCAAACTTCGTTGCCAATGTAAAGGCACGTTGTTTGATTCGTTTTCCTTCTCCGAACCACATGGAGTTACCGCGAGTCTCGTCATGTCCACGGTTATAATCCACGAATTCAGTAATCGTATTGTATGCTCCCCACATGGTCCCGGCTACGCCCGGAATCTCCATTCCAAGTCCCGTATTAAATCCTTTTTCCAGTTGATACCATTCTCTGTACTGTCTGATATCTTCCTTCTCGAATACCATGCCACTGTACTTTTGGAACCTCTGCATGTTGCATTCCCGTTTAACCATATCCTTGTATGCCTGAGTATCACGATCAAACTGCATCTTAGATAGGTCACAGATTTCTTGGGCCACCTTCATGCGTTCCTGAAGTCCGGCAGTATGTTTGATATGGATTGCTTTCTGATTGACTTGATCTTCAAATCGTGTCGATAATGAAGCAGTCAATGTATTCCAGCATACCACCCGGATAGGCGTGAATTGAATCCATACCGCCATTGTACCATCATGGGTATTGGATAGTAAGATATACTGGTTCACCTTGTCACCTTCAACGATCTCAGCTTCCTGCTTCATCTTTGCCAGCACCCAGATTGACTTACCTTCTCTGAGGCTTCCAGCCGCATCCAGTTCGGCGCTCCCATCTTGGAGCAAGTTATCGAACCAGTTGAATGCTTCCTTGTTTTGCAGGATGTTGTAGTTGGCACCGACAATACCCAGTATTTTCTTATCTGTGTTTCTTACCAATGCTTTGTAATCCGGGGCCATCAATACGCTTTCATCTGTCGTTGCGTACACTGAGGCAGGTTCTACTTCCCAGTCTAGTCCGGCATATACCAGACCTTCTTCCACTGTTGGGGCTTTGGGTAGTACGTTACCCATCTTGTGCCATGCGGGTACCCTGACGTACATTGCAGTTTCGACTAATGCGCTCATTACCAAAATCCTCCTTCATGTAAAATCCATATTTCAATAGCCGCGCCGATACTAGAACATATTACTAGGTTCGGCTTTTTTTCGATTCCGGTTTTAATTGCGTTGGCTATCACGTTCAACAACATAATAACTAACATTGTGTACTGGGGCCAATGCCACATTTCCATATTAGTTACCCTTGAAAAAGTGTCGAACTTCATCCTTGTGGAGATTCCAGAACTCTTTCAGTGCTTCCCCGGACCAGCTATTGATCAGTTTGCTAGCCAACCACCCGATCAGTACCATCAGGATAGCATCCTTGAACCCGAATGATTTCTTCTCTGCCATGTCATTTTCCTCCTGCTTTTTATTAATTATTTTTTGTTCTTCTCTAGCTTTGTCTACTCCGTTTTTCCAGTTTTTACTGGTTTCTTCATACTCTTGCTGGTTGTACGGTTTCATGCCCACCTGTGATTGTGATTGGGCCATCATTAATTGTTGTGCGTATCGTTGATAGTCTTTATACGGCATGTTCATTTGTGCTTTGGCAAGTTCAGCCAACCGTTGTTCTTCCATAGATATATTTAATGAGGGGTAAATATCTGTCTTATATTCTTGCACTCTTTTCTTCTCACTTTCAATGTAGTCGAGAACATTACCAGAATTAAATCTATCATCACCGAAGTATTTTGGTACTCCCATTATCCTGCTCCTTCCAGTTGTATTTCTCCTATATGTCTATTATACCATACTTTGAGTCAAATGTCAACCCCTGATCGCTATAATAACCATAAAAACAAACAAGGCACAAACCATATACATTACTACATCAGCCATATTGCTACCTCCCTATAAAAAGAGCGCCCAAACCGGACGCTCTCTTTTTGTTTAATCTAAAAACATTTTACAAAGTATCGCGGCAATACCTAGTACGACTAACAGTACCATAAACACTTCTATGAATGATAGAAATGCAAGATACATTAACTCAGCCATTACCGCATTGCACCAACCGGAATTCGGAATGCTTCTTCGGCCTTTTCTACATTGCAGTCACAGTCGAAGTGGAGATAGTCATAGCCGATACTTCTACCTTCGGCCCGATGCAGGGCAATAACCAATCCGATAGGTTTTACAAATCTGTCTTCAAAACTGCACAGAGCAGTACCGACACGCAGTTTACCCTTCTTGTTGGTTGTCACAGCAACAGATACACCAGTTCTTGGGTCAGAATAAAGTAATGTGCTTTTCCTCCTATTGTTGATCTCGTCAAGTGCCTTGTGAACGATCTCTACCTGTTTCTCTGTCAGTGCTTTATACATAATCATTCTCCTTTAAATTTTAATTAATTTTTGTAAGTGAATCGGTTTATACTGTTGTAGTTCTGGGGCATATAGGATATGTTTACCATCGTTGAATACGGTATATGTGCCACCGAACTCCGGGACACCATCATACCCTAAGTTGTGTAAGTGACCGTGTACATTTCTTTTGTGGACTCCACCGCATATAAATGTTGGTTCATGCGTTAACAATGTATCCCCTAATGTGATAGCGTCAAACACACCATCGAACCCGCATAACAGATATTTGGTGTCAGTCCAGTGATCGTGATTACCACGGACTAGGTACTTTTTGCCCGGAATCTGTTTTAGTATATCCTTTAGCTGTTGTTCTGTGCCAAAGTGTACATCACCTAAATGATAGGTAACATCTTCCGGTTTTAGCATGTTGGACCAGTTGCCAATTAAAAGTTCAAGATAATTAGCCGGACGTTTGCAATATTCCATTATTGCATTATGGTAGAAGTGAGTATCCGAGATAATAAATCGTTTCATTCTTCCCTCCTTTATTTTTGTAATCCCTTGGGAACGTCATCCTTTTCGATTGTCTGTTTAAAACACATATTGGCGGCAGTATGGAAGATAACAATACCTTCAGGATTCATAAATTCCGGTGATGCTACACTTCCTTGACTTTTTAACACCATAAGACAACCATTAATTTTCGCCGTATCGAATTCGCCTTGGTACAGTACGGGAACAACATGACAGCATTTCGGTCTTACATCTGGGTCGGCCCATCGTGCTACGTTGAATAGTGAAAAGCGTTTTTCCTTCAGGCCATAGTTACGTTGAATACCCATACCCCACCATTCTCCGTAATGACTTCCCGGCCCCAGTTTACGCAGTTCTTCTTCGTGTTCATACGCCCATCGTGCAAAACCATGATTGTCATTTTTTGGTGTAATCCAACAGGTACGGCTACCTACAAGGAACTGGTTATCGTCGGTAATACAGATTACAGAGCAGGTCCCGTCGATTTTTTCAGTGACGATAATTTCCCGGTGTAGTCTTGCAATTTTTGGGAACTCTCTAAATTCCATTATATGCCTCCTTTCAATTTGGATGTGGCTATGGGAATCGGACCCATCTCAACAGTTTTGCAGACTGTTACACTCCCAGAATGAAGCCACAATTTGGTGCGGAAGTCAAACGGAGATTCTCCTGTGTACATCAGGGAATATTTGGTTGCGGGGATGGGGGTCGAACCCACTGTTTCAGGCTTATGAGGCCCAAACCATTACCGAATGCCCCGCGACGACTATTTGAGTATGCAACTTCTTGCCCATTCGTAGTAAGTCCAGAAAAACCTTTTGAAACATTCTTCATAAGTCATACCATAATTATCCATCCAGTAGTTGATTTTTTCGTCCATGTTCTTATTGCATGAACTCCAAGGCCAGTAACTAACTTGATCGTGCATGTCATATGGATTGACTAATAACCTGTAACCCCTCTTACCATTTGGTATATCCTGAGTCCGTCTTGCTTTCTTTGCGGCATATCTTTTCATAAATACCATTCCATTATGCCTTGAACTTGGACACGCTTTAAATATTGGTGTTTTCTTATATGATCGTGACACCCCATCACATCCTCAAATACTGTGGAGCCACCGGAGGGGAGTCGAACCCCTCTTCCAACTGTTTACAAGACAGAGACACATCCGTTGTGCTTCGGTGGCATTTGGTGGAGCCGCCCGGAATCGAACCGGGGTCCAATCAGTTGCGCTTTGGCTTTACTGACTGTCTAAACCTTATCGGCCCCATTTTTCATAAATATCTTCAAATAATCTTTCTGTGGATGCGTTCGTTGCTTTATCAGCATTCTCAACATTTTCCAGTTTGCTACTGGCATAGTAACTTATCCAGACTTGATCTTCAATATCGAGTTTTGATTCAAAGGGTTTGGCATATATACGCCCAATAGCAAACGGGTTTGTGGTTTTCAAAACGTATATTTCTCCAAGTTTTACCATTTCATTCACCGTCCTTATGCTTATATTATATCATAGTTTCGTTTGTTTGTCAATCCGTTTTAAGCATTGTTGGGCAATTTTTTTCAATCACAAAGGCATTGAATTTTTTACCAATTAGTTTGTTTCCGTCTTTATCGACTCTAACAGGCTGATGATCTATGGCATAATTAAAATCACCATTGGCAAATCCTAAAGGTATGCAAGGCCCAGAATATACGGCATGTAAACCATCATCGTCATAATATCCCTGTGTTTTCCCGCATTCGCACTTCTTAACGTGTTTTCGCAAGTTAAATACACTATGACATTCCTTACAATATAAAAGCTTCATATCGCCAATTCCTCCACAATCGTCATAGCCTCACAAAGATACCAGATACTCCCCTGTGCTTTTGTCCGCTGAATAATTTTCATAACTTTGACTTCAACCTTGCACCAAACCCTGTCTTTTTTTGACAAATGTGGTGCTACTGGCTCGGAACAACAATGCCAGCCGGGACGTACCGCAAACCCTTTAGTTGGATGTGCTTCATATTGGTAACTCTTACCAATCTCTAATCTTTGTTTTCTGTTAATGAATAATGGCCCCAAAGTACCATCTTTTCTTTTGCGAAATAATTTGTACCCAATCATCTTCTTCAACCCTCCTAACTCTTGGATAATCCCTGTATTTGGTATCCCTGCACATATGACAGGAACATACTGTATTATTCTTACATAACCAGCCCGGATATTGTGTTACCCACCCAGTCCATTTGATGCGCTTTAATCGTTTTGCTATGATGCGTTGGCGCTGATATCGATTAAAAGCCAATGACATTTTATCGCCCCCTGTATACTGCTCTCACTTCCATCAGAATTTTACCCAGTTTATTTTGTCCCTTACCCTGACATACACCCCAGTATGTGTCACCCCATGTATTTCCTTCGATCAGTTCTGAGTCACCCGTTTCCAATAATGACTGGCATAATGTTGGATTTTGGAACTTTCGTAATATTAGAATATACATAATGTCATCCTTAATTTCATCCCAGTATGGGCGCAATGTCAGTTTTTTCCCTAGCTTTTTTGCTTCCCCTGCTGTTAGTTTAAAATTGGCAAATGGTTGACGTTCTGCTATATCGTTTGTCTTATATGCTTGATAAGCATGTTCAACTGATGCGTAGTATGTATCCTCTACGCGAACCACAGAGGGATAGAAATTAGATAGAAACCGATATTTTCCTGTGAACTTGTCAATCTTATCCATGATTTGTCACCTTCCTTATAAGTCGAAAAAATCCACAGTAAATATCATTATTATTACTCCTGTAAATAAACCTACGAGGAATTCCATTATTTATCACCTTCCAATACCTTTGTCATAAAGCCTAAATCTTCCAGAATACCTTCACAGTCATACATGATTTGTGGTAATAATTCCCTGATTTCCGGTTCATCAAAATCTTCGCAAATGATTTCCAGTTTAATGATCTTTGCCATTATTTCCTCCTACACTTATAGGGAATGCCAATACAGACACTCCCTATAAAATTTCTTTTGTATTTTTTGTTTACAGGTGTTTGACAAATGGCATTTTTTTCAGTATTATATGGGGAGGGTAGTGTGTTTAACAAATTAGATTCCGGCTTTACCTGCATTTTGCTGTTTCATCCAGTCCATAAACAGCTTTGCATTCCGTGGGTCGGCATGATTCATATTGACTGTCACGCTATCCATAACGTGCATAGGCCGATTGTCATTGAAATATTCCACGAACTCACCCTTGATCTTTTTACCAGTAATTGGGTCTACTGCATTGTATTTCATTGTGTACCTCCTTATATTTATACCTCTATTATATCACATTTTTAACTATTTGTCAAGCGTGGCACAAACCAGCATCGATCAGACTTTGGGCAGTTCTACCATAAAATCCCTGTAATTGCCAGCACAAACCTGAGTCAATTAAACCCTGAAACAACTTGATTGTACTATCAGTGTCTAGCGTACCGTCCTCAAATGCCATCATCAATCCAACTTCATCCATTATCGGTCATCTCCTTCTACTAATTCAGCAATTTGGACTGTCGCAGTTCTGCCATTGCTTCCACCAGTTTTATATACCCGGATAACATCCTGCCCTTTATCATTGACTGAGCATACTACTTTGCATCCGATATTCCATCATCTTGTATGGGAATACATCCCAGAATTAGGTGTACCCATGCGTGATGCTCCACCACGATTTCCTTGAATTTCTGCATAAAAACGTGCCATAATTTTCCCCTTTCAGCCTATCTCTTCAGTGTCAGGCGGCTAGTCCTGACAGACAGGGATTGCTCCCTGTTTCGATTAGCTTAAATCCTCACTTTCAAAGAATTGTTCTACTTCTCTTTCAATATCTGCTATAGTTTCCTCAAATGCTTCACTGGTAAATGGATAATCTAGGAAATACGGTCCTACTTCTGCTTCCGAACCTTCCACGATTGAACCCAGTTTGATACCTGTGGCTGTTGTGTCAATCCATGCACCACAATCGGTTGATTCGTATATTTCCCTTTCAATAGTCCCAAAAGGTATGTCAGGTTCCAATTCCAGATATTGTGCTAATTCAGCTTGATTATTGATTTTCACTGTTTTATCCTCCTGCTTCATATTATACGCTTATTAATCTGAATAGTCAAGCACTACTAGCGAACCGTCTTTTCGCCGTCCAAAATTGAATATACACCTGTCACTAAAGATATTTGATAGTTTCTTTTTTTGTGCTTCTCTTAATACGTCATCTTCTATTTTTTCATAATCCCCGTAACTGTCACAATCACCATAACAATTATCAACCCGTTCCACCAACAGATATTTGAAAGTTTTGGAAGCTGAGTAAATTTGTGTGACTTTATGGCTTTGTCCTCTAGAATTAAGATTTTGATAAACTTGATATTCTTTGTAATTGGCTTTATATTCCGTTTTTCTACCGTTCCAAGTATGATCGACTTTTAGAACAAATTGATCATCAATAGCATATACCGATCTACTTCTACCACAACCAATTTCTTCCAATATTCCTGCGTTGTACTCTTTCATTGCTTGTCTGAGTATTTTAGTATAGTTCACAGTCATCCCTCCTACATTGAATAATCAATGATAACTAATTCACTATCGGAGAATCTTCGGCCTATATTGAACATCCAGTGATCACTGAATAATTCAAATAGTCCAGCGTTTTTTGCTTCAATCCAGTCTGCACGTTCATAATGATCATTTCTGAAACAGTCATCAACCTTTTCAGATAAGAGGAATGTGCCATCGGCTGAGATTGCATAGGATGCGGCAAACTTATGAGCATTGCCATTTTGTAAGGCATACTGGTAATTATTGTATTCATCACGATTATATTCTGGTGCATATCTTGTCACCTTTAAGACATATTCTTTGCCGACATGATAAACAATACGACTACTACCTGAACCAGCTTTTGGTAATTCATCCTTATTATAGGCGATAATAGCCTTTTTTAATATTTCATCATGCGTCATATCGTTCACGCTCCTTTATATGCCGGGAACATAGTCTTAAATCCTGCGGGCAAAGGTGGTGGGCATCCCCATGAATTCCAGTATATTCGTCCACCGTGACTACCAGTATTGTCGGGTAATTGACCGTAGTCAATGACTTTTTTCTCGCCGTTGATCATACCAACATTTCCCTTATGCAAGTCACATAGATATTGCATCCATAAGTTACTAAAATTGTATAATGGTGTTCTACCGACTGAGGATGCTCTCTCCATAATAACCCAGTCACCATTTTCATGGTATGCTATGATCTTTGCCAAAACATCATGGTAAGGTTTATCAGTCGAAGAGTTAAAGGTATAGATTTCCAATAGATTTTGAATCTTGTAATTGGGTTTATTTGGGAACTTGATCACATATTTTTTACCCAAAGAATACACAGTTCTGAATGTTCCCCGGCCTAGTCTTGTGCTTTTCCGGTCCATTGCTTCCTGCAATGTCTTTTGACGAATACCAAGCTGTTTTGCTAGTGTATCACTATACCCGATGATCACGATTGTCACTTCCTTTCGTATTTGGGTACTGGTGGGAGGCTTATTTGGAAGAACCTCCCAGAAACCTTACTGCATAGAGTTATATAAACTGTTGCAGTCCAGTATTAGCCAATATACCACGATAACGCGACATTGATAAACAGCAGGATGAATATTTCCTTCATATTATTTCACCTCTATACAGGATTTGTCAGCCCAGTTAAAGATTGCCTGTTGCTGGTGGATTGAACCGAGATAAAGAGCATTGTCTTTTTCCGGTACATAAATTGAGATATCAATAAACCAATCATTTCCATCATTCCATATACCGACATAATGAGGATGACCAGTTTCTTCAATCCAATCTTTGGCAATTTTAGCGGCTTTACCCAGTTCAATTTTGACATCTTCTTTGCTGACACGGTTATTAGTGATTCCAACCTGATATCCCTGTTTGAATGTTACCAGATTAAGGGAATGATCGAAAGTAGCTCCAGCCTTTAACTCTTCAATACTCTTGTATGTTAGCATGTTTTTTGTTCCTCCTTTAATTTTTGTTCTACAATCTTAATCCTGTTTTGTGTTTGTTTACAAAAATTGTCATAATATTCGAATTCTCTTGTACCTATTGCCGCTGAACGATGGCCTGTAAAATAAGTGTAAGATTCTTGCAGTTCTGCTAGTATATCGAGATATATTGCTCTATTTTGTCTTTTCATTTGTACCACCTTCTTTTTGATTTTATTGTATCATGCTTCGGAATTGTTTGTCACTAGGACCACGGTCCTATCTTTTATACTTTGTCATATTCCCATTTTTTCCTAAATTGCATTGATTCATAATCTCCTAAATCTTTTTCATATTTTTGATGATATAACACTAGTTGATCTATGCAATAGGTATAGGCCGATTTTAATTCTGTTTCATCATACTCAGTATAATCCTTATTGGCAATTCTCTTCCAGATATACAAGAATGTTACAGAATACATACGATATAGCAGATGGCTTGTTTCCAGTAAATTTCCTTCTTTCACAATCCTATCCATCTCTTCCACGCTTATGGTGGAATTGGCAATAGCTGGCGATACCATTTTAAGGGTTATGCTTCGGGCTTTGTCGCTTTTAATACCATTTCCCATTAATTTCCTCTCCTTCCTTTGCATCCTGCGTCATACGCTCTAGTCTGTATATCCGGTCCCGCATTTCCCTAGCATTAACCCAGTTATTTTCTGGATAATCTGTGTTAAATTTGGGTAATTCTAGGTATCTTCTAAGACTTTGCAATTCATCCAGTATTTGGGTTAAGTTCTCTTTGTTCTGTGCTACCTGCTCATATAATCTCATTATGCTTCATCTCCAATTCTTTTCATTATTTACAATTTTTGACTCTAATTCATCTAGTAAATCATGGTAAGATGTTTTGTCGAAGTCGCATATATATTCGCGGATTATTGGCCTTGCTTGTCTGATGGCCCGATCTGCTACAATGAATTTCCCTCTAATTGGAAATAGGTTTGATTCATCTTCTTGTCTGTGAATGCGATTGACTTGTATTATATCCGATCTAGTAAGCATTTATTACATCTCCTTTCAAATATGGGTAAGACTGGATATTATCAAGCCGTCCAGTCGCGGCATTCTATTAATGGACCAATTCACTATATAATTGTTGAACTTGTACAGGGTTATTCCAATCAATTTCAGCCCCGGATATGATATCTACTATATCGGCATTCGTGTAGAAGCTGTTACGCTTCAAAGCAATACAGAATTCTTTCATTGTCATTATTTTCCATCTCCTTTAATTGCTATAGTCTAGTACACAATATGACCCGTCAGCTTTGCGCCCGTAATTGAATATACAGGAATCATCAATCAATCGGAATATTCCAGCCGCTTTTAATTCATCTTCATATTTCGATTTGTCGCTATAGTCTATAACATTTGTCCAAGATTGATTGTCACCAAAACACGGTATAACCCTTTCTGCCAGTAGATATTTCCCTTCATCGGATATACAGTAAGACGCTGAATATTTGTCACCAATACCTTCTGTGCATTTGTTCTGATATATTTCGAATTCTCTTTGGTTATAGTCGCAATAACAGTCATTCCGAGCGACTTTCAACACATGTTCTTTGTCAATAATATAGACATCTCGCGTACTACCATGACCGATTTGTTGAAGCAATCCCAGTTTATACTTGATTACAGCACGTTTAAGAATTGTTTCTTTCTTCATGGCCTTTTACTCCTTTTTTTGTTTCGGGTCTTTCAACCTGTCTTTATTTTATCAAATTGGCCGGACAATACATCAGACTTTAGTCCTATTTTTTGCCGCAAAATTATTTTATTGATCTTATTGTCAATACTACTATACCACCATAAGGAGGATAGAATAACATGTCTAGGAAACCTACGAAAAAACAAGTCGCTTTTGCTGAACAATACGCTATTACTGGCAATGGTAAGCAATCTGCTGAGATAGCAGGATATACTGGAAGCGATAATGTATTAAGATCTATTGCTTCTGAGAACTTGACAAAACCTAGCGTCATCCATTTATTGGACGACAAAAAGACTGATCTGGTGGAATTATTCAGAGATAATGCCCAGACATGCTTCCAAGTGCTCATGGATATAGTAAATAACGATAAAATGTCAGTATTCGCTCGTCTATCAGCCGCTAAAGACATACTGGACCGCGCAGGATACAAGCCGACTGACAAAACCGAGGTATCTGGCGAGGTTATGCTGTCTACCGAGCACACCAGAGCGATAGCGCAACGAGCTAGAATGCTAATTCAGAATAAATCTGAATGACGTGACGCATACGCGACACTAATAGCCAACAATAAGGATGACCAATAATATACAATATATGGTAATTATGTCAGTGATCTCCGAAGGGATAGGACCATTCAGTCAGCTCAGACGGGACAAGGCATACCGGGGCTTCGCAACCAGACTCTATGCGCGCAACGTATATATGTATAGGAAAAAGAGTGAATATAACTCCCACCAAAAATTAACCACTTTTAAAATCCCAAAAAAATTTCCAAAATTTTAAGACCCTTTTAAACAACTGGTAAAAAATAACAATGGCGGTAAATCAACTTCAAATGAGGTTCGCCCATCACGCTATAAGAATGGAGATATCAAAAAATGGACACTTCAAAAGACCAATTCACATTTAATTCCAGATTTTGTGAAGAACATGACACTGAATTCATTGAAATTGACATAACTGAAGTAGAATATCCGTTCCATTGCCCAAATTGTGGGGCAAAACTAGCCGATTCTATAGAAGAAGCTAGGCAAATGCCCAGACATGTCTGTGGTAGACCAATAAACTAACGACCAAGAGGGGAGATTCCCAAAATGACCTGTAATTTATGTAATAGTGACAACCTTCAACTGTCTTTACAGGTATGTTTTCAAGAAAACGTATCGGATACTGAAGTGGTGGACCCAAGTCAGATCACTGAAACTTACTATCAGTGTTTGGAATGCGGTCATGTCCAGCAAGTTTATAGATTATACAGAAAATAATTCTTTGAAGGAGGGTTGGATATGAATTTAAGAACCCCACCGAATCCAATCTCTCGCGCATATTGGTGGGAAGCATACAATATCGTCAATCAACTGTGTACGCTGATTACAACTGGGACAACGGCTCCGGTAAGTTGGAATGATTTAACAGGAGTTCCTCTTACCTTCACCCCTACGCCTCATACCCACACCAGTTATGCTTCGTATACGCATTATCACAACAATTATGTAGCTGTTTCAGCTACTATTTCATGGACTTCGGTAACTACCACCCCTACTACCTTATCCGGCTATGGCATTACCGATGCTTCGTCAGCCACCCACACCCATAGTGCTTATGAAACATTTTTGGGTGTACCTGTTTCTGATGATATGGTTTTATCTTCTAAGGTGGATGGTACTAGAAGTTGGGTAGTACAAGCCAGCGGAGGTACATCCTGTTTTGAAACAGATATAAATGGTGATTATATGCCAGCGACTACACCTATTGCAGATACTATATTTGAAGTAGACGGTTTTGGCGATATTGAACCAAAATAAATTACGCTATAAGCGTAATGACATAATTTTACAAATTATTAAATTACGGAGGTGAGTAAATGGCAACAAAGAATATCGTACCGAGAGATACTGGCGAAGGTGGACTGGGTACTTCTGCCAAACATTGGTTAAATGCCTATGTTGATAATATTGTGTCAACTTCGGTTGCAAGTTTTACCCACACTCATACCGCATATCTAACTGACAATACTGCCCTAGCAACGAACAGTGTACAATCAAGCGCCTTTTCAACTTACGACCATTCACATTCGGCGTATCTAACATCGAATACGGCGCTGGCTACTAATAGTGTCCAGTCCAGTTCGTTCGCTACATACAACCACACCCACAGTGCCTACCTAACGGCAGTAGCAACTACTTACGCAACATGGGGAGTAGATACGGCATATGCCAGTTATACCCATTCACATACTGCATATTTAACTGTAAATACTGCCCTAGCCACCAACTCGGTTCAGGAGAGTGCGTTTTCCAGCTATAATCATACTCATAGCGCCTACCTCACCACCAACACCGCCTTGGCTAGCAATAGCGTCCAGAGTAGTTCTTTTGCCACTTATAACCACTCCCACTCTGATGTAACGTCATCGGCACATGGGTTTATGACAGATACCCAGTACGACAAACTTCAGAGTGCTATTACTTCCGCTGGTACATCTAGTATAGGTTTTACTTTACAGGTTATGACCCTGATGGTATCGACACCAACAGACGGAGCGATCAATTATTTCGGTAATGCCCCGGTAGCCCCCACCACTGCAGCAGATATTAACCGTATATATGTTCCATTCGATTGTACTGCCAAAATAGCAAAAGTAGTATATAGAGCATTAAATGTAGGAGATACGGCGGCATTTAGTATTTACTTTAGAAAAAATAATTCAACTGCGGCAGAAACTTTAATTGATACTAAAACAGCTACAGCGATTAATACCCTGTTTAGTAATGACAACTTAAACATTACCATGTCTGCTGGTTCATACTTTGAAATTAGATCAGTATATCCTACATGGGCTACAACCAACCCCCAAAATGTTCAATGGGGAGGATACATTTATTTTGAATAACGGAGGTCGGATAATATGCCTAATTTTAATCAATTTAACCCCTATCAACGCCAAATGCAACGTGGTTTAATGCCACAACAGCAGGAACAGGACCCTTGGCAATCTATTGCTAATATAGTAAATGCTTTCCAAATGTCAACGCCAAACTCACAGGAAAGACAAGGGACAACTAATGCTGATACTTCAGCTTTCCCCGCACAATCTCCGCAAAATCCACAAATAAATTCCGCACAACCTGCGTCAAATGCTGGTAGTTATGACGATTATATGGGACGTATCATGCAACGCATGGGCGCTACTGGAAACCCTGATCAACAGTTATCCGGTACTCGTCCTATCGCTGATCGTATCGCTACCATTATGTCTGAGAATAACCCCTTGCCACAGGACAAATTTGACCCGAATCGCAAGATGTATTCCGATCAGGAACAGATGGATTGGCAAGCACAGCAGGACCAACCTGCACAGCGGATTGCTTCCGCAGTTCTGGAAGACACTCCAATGGCACCTCCGCAAATTGAGGCACCTATCCAGCAGACCCCAGAGCAAGCCACGTTTCCTACAGCTAACCCGATTAATAGTGGGAATAGTGGTATGGACCCGGAAGCTATGTCTCAGGGTATGGGAGTCAGTCAAAGAACTCCCGGTGGAGTACAACATGAAGATGTAATCAACAATATGCCTGATCAAGTTCGTCAACTCTGGGAAGCGGCCCAACAGCCGAATGCTAGCTATACGCTGAAACAAAAAGCCCAGAACGACTATAACAATCTACTGAGACAGTTGCAAGGTAGACAAAAACAGGGACTTAGTTTCGGGTACGGTAGCGGGAGGTAATCCTTATGGACTACATCAGCAACCCCGGAGGTTACGAACAAGACTATGTACCACCGCGCCCGGACCCTCGATCAGTATTGATTGATACGATCATCAATGGTAAAAATACCATCCGTCAACGACTGGGAGAAGTTGAGGGTGCCGATAAGGTAATGAGAAACTATTCCCTGTTGAATGACGAGAATGGATTTATGGCTTTTATTCGTGATGCCGCTATGAAACAAAAAGTAGCATTGGACAGTCAAAACGGTGGACAATGGCATTCACTGGCACAGATAGGCCACAAACTAATGGGGCCAACCAACGCCGAACAGATCATCCGGGCGGCAACCGGAATATCATCCACCCTACTACCGGATTCACTCCTAAAGTATGGCGCTGATGCTATCCAATATGGGTCTATCCCAAATGTCCAGTCAGTTACCCCGATGATGGCTACGCCACAGTTAATAAAAGATATTATGGAGCAGATGACTGCCGCCAAACAGAATGAGGGTTAATTAATGGATAATGAACTGATAGAAGCATTCGAGATAGCAGAACGATCTATAGTAGATTTTCGTGCCATATTCTTCCCCAGTGAACCAGAAAAACTTCCACCCGATTTCCATTACGAATGGAGCGACATAATTCTCAATGGGAAGCAACACTATGTAGTTGAAGCTTTCCGTGAGTCTGGGAAGTCCCAGATTGTTATTCGCGCCCATTTAATCTATCGTTTAGTATACCCTTCCAAAGAATGTAACTACATAATCCTGATATTGGCTAACCAAAAATTGGCATCCAAGAGACTGAAAGAGACAGCTACTATGTATTTGTCGGACCCAGTGCTTAGTGCCAATATGGTTAAAGTCAATGAGCAGAGTGAAAAAGCCTTTGAGGTTGTTGTCAAAAACAAAGCCGGAGAACTTGTGACCATGCGCTATGAAGCATACGGTAAAGGTTCCTCTATTCGTGGACAATATTTTGGTTCTGATAGACCGAAACTTATTGTCATAGATGACCCGCAGGACTTGGAAGATTCTCTCAGTGACATAACCCAGATCAATGACTTCGACTGGTTCCTTTCGGACGTCTATTTCCTAGGTCAAGATGCCCGTATATTTATGATCGGCAATAACCTTGGTTCCAAATGTCTGGTAGAACGAGTAATAGAGGGAGCCAAAGAACTAAAGTTCACCGTAAAACGAATACCAATTATGGACGAGAACGGACATTCGGCATGGCCCGATAAATGGCCTATCTCCGAAATTATGGATGAAAAAGAACGGTGGACCACTCTGGGTAAACTGGATGTGTGGTTCCGTGAAAAAATGTGTATCGCCACATCACCGGAAGAACAGATTTTCAAACAAGAATACTTTATGTACTATGAGAATGAGAAGGAAATTCCTCTCGATCTTTCAGTATACACAACTGTTGACCTTGCTATTTCCGAAAAAGCGGAAGCCGACTATAGCGTAATTATGACCGTAGGGGTCAGTAGGGACAATCACTGGTTCATTCTGGACTGTATTTATAAAAGATGTGACCCCTCTACCCTGATGGATGATTTATTTATGGTCGTGGCAACTCGACGGCCTTTAATCGTGGGAATAGAACAAGTGGCATATCAGAAAGCTTTATCTCATTTTATTATGAAAGAGATGCCAAAACGAAATATATTCTTCACAATTAAGGGGCTTATGGCAGAACGGAAAAAGAACCTCCGTATTCAAACGATGCAACCGAGGTTTGCAACCAGAACCGTATGGTTCCCAAAAAATGCTCCGTTCCTGACGGAACTGGAAGCAGAACTCGTATCGTTCACCGTTGCGCGGGGATGCCGTTCAATGCACGACGATTTAATAGACGCACTAGCTTATATGGAACAAATCGCCCTAGCCCCGGCTGGTGGCTATGGTGATACCCAAGATGACGATATTCCTATTGCTGGTAGCATGTAAGAAAGGTTGGTGAGGATTTGGTAAATAATGACTTATTGCGTGGTATAATGGCAAAGGTCCGTGATGAACTGGACCATGCCGATAGTTATTACGACTCAGTAGTTTCAGTGGACTGGGTGCGTCGATACGAAGAATATTATGCCACGGAAGAATACTACAAAAAGAAATTTGATCGCCTTTCCACCAAATCAAATCTGGTATCAACCGATGTTGCCGATACTATCGAATGGGCGTTACCGTCATTAATGAAGCTATTCTTTGGTTCGGAAAAGGTAGTCTCCATCGTCGGAGTCGGCGGTGAAGACGAAGAACGGGCCAAGATCATGGAAGAATTGGTATCCTATATTATCAACCGGAAGAACGATTCTTTCAATATTTTCTATGACTGGTTTAAAGATGCCCTTATCACTGGTATGGGTGTCATTAAGGTTTATTGGGAACGTGAGGAAAAGCAAGTACCGCAGGAACAGATTATGTCGTTCGAAGCGGCGCAGGTATTTGCCCAAGACCCCAATATCCAGATACTTGAAGAACCAACGGTTGTCAATAAACTTGGAGACGTAAAGATCAAATACATGACCACGGTAGTTGTGGTAAACCAACCCAAGATAGAAAACATTGTTATGAGTGAACTTCGGTTCTCTCCCAATGCCAAGAAACTTGCAGATTGTCCTTTTATTGCTCATAAGAAACGAGTGACTATTGACCACCTCCGCAAGAAAGAACTCTCTGGGGTATATACCAATATCAAAGCTATAGCGTCAACTGGTAATGGTTTTATTACCGATCAGGTTGAAGAACTATTCAAGGACGATATGAGTCTCTGGCAATCTTCGGAAATAGCCAAACAGGAAGTTGACATATACGAATGTTATATGGATATCGACCTAAACAATGATGGACTGTTGGAAAAAGCTATCGTCACGACCTGTAATGATCAGGTTATTCGGCTGGAAGAAAATACAATGGGACGGCATCCGTTCTTTGATTTAATTCCTATGAGTGACCCCCACCGTATTTGGCCCAAACGTAGTATGGCAGATTTGATTGCTCAACTGCAAGATTTGAAGACCGCCCTACAGCGCCAGATTATGGTAAGTGTCAGTCTGTCGAATGACCCGAAAGTTGTGGTTGCTGAAGATGCAATCAACCTACAGGACTTCATTCAAGGGCGTAACTATATCCGTAAGAAACCCGGCGTATTAATGTCGGAAGCTTTCTCTGCTATTCCTCCGTATCCTCTGCATGAGTGGACATTCCAGTATCTAGAGTATATCGAAGGACAGAAAGAGAACCGAACCGGGATAACACGCTACAATCAAGGCTTAGACGCGAGATCACTAAACAAAACTGCAACCGGGATATCAGCAATTATGGGAGCCAGCAATCAGCGTTTGGAATTAATTGCCAGACGATTTGCTGAGACTGGCGTAAAGGACGCTATCCGGTTTATTATCTCTCTGGTCCAACGGTTTATGGATACCAACACGGTTATCCGTATCGCCAACAAACCAGTTGAAATAACACCTGACGATCTCGAAGGTAACTTCGATTTGATTATCAATGCTGGTGTAGGTATTACGACCAAAGAAGCAACCATGATGAACATTCAAACTTTGTTGACGGCTATGCAACAGGTAGCGGGTATGGGGATACCGATTATCACCCCAGATAATGTCTACAATCTGATGAAACGCTGGATACAAGAAATGGGATTCAAAAATGCTGACGACTTTGTTACCGACCCTAATGTGATCAAACAACAGATGATGCAACAGGCATTAATGCAACTACCTCCCGAACTGCAACAAGCCGCCATGATGAATGGTGGAATAATTCCGTTTGAGATTTTGATGCAGATGCCGCCTGAGATCGCCATGAGTATCCCAGATATCCTATTACCCCCACAAGCCATACAGATGAAACAACAGGTTATGGCACAACGGCAAGGAGGACAGAATGGACCTAACGGACAAGCAAATGCGCCAGTCCCTAATCAGGGAAATAGAAATGGGGGAGCAAGCCAAGGTAGCACTGGTGGAACTGAAGGAATGGTTGGCAACCTACCAAGGACTGACAATCGATTTACTCAGATCAGCCAAAGGCCCAGAGGAACTCCTTAGTGTGCAAGCACGACTTTTCGCTGTAGAAACCCTGTACGCCCATCTTTACGCTAAACTTAACAATGAAGATGTGGCAAAAAACGAACTCGAAATATTAGACTCAGAACAATCCAGTTAATGGAATTCTGATAATTAAAGGAGATTTATAATGACTATTGATAATACTAACAATGGGACAATTCCGCAAGGAGACCCCGTTGTAGAACAACAGATTCCTGTTACCGAACAGGTTCAGGAGACTGTAGAACATCAGGAAGCAAAACCGGAACTCAGAGAAGTTCCTGAATTCTTGCTGATGAACGGACGCATCGTTATGGGGAATGAGCTAATCGCTGATAGTACCCCGGAACAACTAGCTGAAATGGGATTCAAAGTTCCTACCCAGACGGAGGGCCAACCGGAAGGACAACAGGAACAAGTAAAAACAGAACAGCCAGAAGGACCGCAGATGTACACCTCTGACGAAATGCGTGACCTCACCTTCGATAAGCTTGACCCTACCCGCATCCCGCCTGAACTGATGCCCTTCTACAAATCAATGCAAGCAGGGTTTACCCGTTCAATGCAAGCAAATGCGGAGCAGAAAAAGCAATACGAAGCATTCATTCAGAGTCAACAGCGCCCCGCACCGCAACCACAAGCCCCGCCTGACCCAATCCAACAGGTTAAATTCAGACATGAACAATTAGCTAAGGATGCAATGGCAGAGTTTGAAAGCATCTACGGGGAGTATTTTGACAATGACCCAATACACCGAGTGGCCTTATCTGATATCGTCGCTAACCGAAAGGCAATGGAATATGCTCAACAGAACAAAGTGTACGAAGTACAGTCCGTTATGTCTGAGTATGTCAATGACCCCGAATGGTCAAGCATTGACAAATTTGCCGCCGATATGTTACAAAAGATGCCCTTCAATGTTTCGCAAGCGATTCAGGCTAAGATCGCACAAGGAGATACCAAGGTACTGAACAAGTTTTTGGCGGCAGTTCGCGACGAGTTTCGCAATCTGCAACACCCAAAATCTACTCCTGCACCCGCACCCGTAGTACCGATAGTACCTATCCAAGTACGTCCTCAACTGAAGCCGCCCTCTGTGGAAGGTGGAGGCCCATCAATGTTACCGGGAGTTAGACCAAAACCAGACTATGCCGCCCTCGGAAAAATGACAATGGACCAACAGGCCCAATGGTTTAGAGACAGAGGTCTCGATAAACAATAATTTTTATGGAGGGAATAAACAATGGCTGGAGCTAACAGTTCATATACTTACGAAGCTGAAGGAAACAAGGAAGACGTTTCCGATATTATCGTAAATATCAGCCCAGACGAAAACTTGCTTATCAACAAGTTTGGCAGAGTCGATGTAACCGCCGTTAAACACGAATGGCTTACTGATGACCTGCGTCCTGCCAAGACGAACAAACAGCTTGAAAAAGCTTCGTTCACTTCGCAAGACACCTACGCTCGTCGGCGTATGTCCAACAATGTTCAGCACTTTATGGCTGGATACTTTGTGACGGACGCACAGGAAAAGGCCGCCAAATATGGGGTTAAATCGGAAATTTCTTACCAAATGGTAAAAGCTTCCAAAGAGACCGCCAGAGATTTGGAATTCACGGTTCTCCTGTCAAATGCGGTTACGGATGCCGCTACTGCAACCGAACCTACAATGGGTGGAGTTAAATATTTTAACGAAACCGCATCGTTGCATTCGGCTACAGTTTCCACTGGTCATGCCACCAATGCTGGTATCTTGACCGTTAGTGCCAATCACTCGTTCCACGTTGGGGAACAGGTTACAGTCTATGTCGCTTCTTCGGGAGCAACCATTATGACTGGCACCGGGATTACCGACTGCTTCACGGCTTTCATCGGTAACACCAGTTCCAACACCTTTACAGCGGCAGGGACAACCTTCTGTCTGTATGCAACTCCGCAGGATGCCATGAACGTAACTGGCGCTCTGACTTGGACGGTTTCCGGTTCTACGACTGCGGCTATCTCGGTAACGACTGGTCACATCGTGAAAGCGGACGGTTCGATCACTGAAACCCATGTGAACGACATGATGCAAAAACTGTGGACTCGCGGTGGGAATCCCGATATCGCTCTTATGAGTGGTAAACGGAAACGCGAAATCTCTGCTTGGACGGCTGGCGTTCAAAAGACCAAAGACATGGAAAATAAGAAACTCAGTTCCATCGTTGATATCTATGAATCCGACTTCGGCGTTATCGAACTTGTACCTCACCGTCAAGCTCTGAATAGCCGCATCGAATTCTTGGAATTGCAATACTGGAAACTCGGTTATTACATTCCTTTCCATGTTGAGGACACCCCCCGAAGTGGTACCTTCACGGAGAAATCCATCGTCGGTTCCGTCACTTTGGAAAACAAATGCCCCGTTGCCAACGGCTCAATTATCGGCATTTCCTAATCTAAAGGGTTGGGGGTTTTAATTAACCCCCTCCCATATTAAGGAGGATAAACCATGTCAAAAGCAATGTACTATGGTAGCGCACAGTCTACCCTTGTACCCAATGCTACGTTTGATGGCGTTCCGGCAATCGCTAATCAATTTGTAAAATGCGATAGCGCATCCGGCTCTTATAACGTACCGTTGATTGCTCCGGCATCGGGCCAGAAATTGGAAGTAGTTGGCTTTGGAATTTTGTATTCCGCTACTGCGGCTGGAACTCAGTCGGCAACTCTTAACTTGGTTAAGGGTGTATCGACTGCTGGCTCCACTATCGCCACTCTTGCAATTACTGCCGCGAATACCGGAACTCTCGCTACGGCGGCTGTAACAGCGGCCTATGCAAAAATCACAGATGCAGATCAAGTACGCCTGATCGTTTCGTCCACCATGTCAGCACATGTGGGCTTTACGGCTCTGGTGTTCTATGGTCTGGGTATAGAGTAACATATCGGGGGCATTAATTTGCCCCCATTTTTTTGGGAGGGTAGTATGTCTGAAACATTAATTTATGATAGAAACGGAATTAAACAATATATGTACGAGGAAGGTAATAAAATCTTCTTACGAAATGTTATAGACGAAGGTCCAACACTACAGGCGTTATTCGAAGAACGTAAAGACAATGATACCAACGGGTATACCCCCGGACGCAGTTTGCGTAAAATAGGTGGGATACCTGCTTACAAGTTTAGACAAGAACCATTACTACGCGAATATATGATGGCTAAACATGATGACCCAGTATATGCTTCCAGATGTATTCGTTTATGGATGAAAATAAATCAATTCAATTCAGTTGATAAGGTTGTGATTTAAATGCCGTTTATTAATTTTATTCCCGGTCCCAAAGGTGATACTGGTGAACAAGGCCCCGCTGGACCTCCCGGTGCTGACGGGGTTGCGATAGGCATTCCCGGTGCCGCCGCTACAATCACTGTAGGAGAAGTCACTGTAAACACAGCATCCATTACCGCCAATGTAACCAATACGGGCGACCAATATTCCGCAGTCCTGACATTCGTAATCCCACTAGGGCCAGCAGGTCCGCAAGGCCCTGCCGGACAAGATGGAGCAGACGGAACAAATGGAATCGACGGTACTAATGGATTAGACGGCGCTCCCGGAGACACTGGACCCGCTGGACCACAGGGAGAACAAGGTATTCAAGGTCCTGCTGGTGAAACTAGTGGAATAGTAGGCCCAACCGGACCTCAAGGAGAAACGGGAGCGAAGGGGGATGACGGACCCCAAGGACCCCAAGGACCGCAAGGGATACCGGGAACTGCTGGTGCCACTGGACCGCAGGGACCTATTGGAGTTACCCCTACATTTACAATAGGAACTGTAACCGAAGGTATAAATGCGGCTGTTACTTTGACTGGAACGCCTCCTGCTTATGTATTAAACTTTGTTATTCCTACGGGTAGTGTTACGCCACCTCCTTCTGGTGAAATTATTGAAGCAACAGCGTATGCTACAGCAAATGGAGTTACCGATGATACTGCGGCTATTCAGTCGGCATTGAATGCTATCACAACTGATGGTGGTACCGTCCATTTTGGCGCACATACATATAGTGTCAATATGGTTACTGGACTTAAACCAAAAAATAATTCCAATGTGAAATTAGACGACAATGCTATACTACTGGGTAGAACACAAACAGCCGCCAATGGTGGTATGTTCCAGATTGAACAGAAACAAAATGTTACCATATCTGGGGGAACTATTGACGGTAATCGTGCTAACTCTCCGTCCGGTGGGGCCAAAATTATGGGTGTCTGGATTGGCGGCGGTTCTGGTATCACCGTTAAAGATATGACTATACAGAATTGCACAGGTGATGGGGTTTATATTAGTACCATGACCGTAGCCGGAGGTCGTACAACTATCCCAACTAGTATTCTTGTGGATAATGTTATCTGTGATAATAATAAGCGTCAGGGTTTATCTCTGATTGCAGGTAATAATGTTACCATACAAAGTTCGTCATTTACCAATACAAATGGTGCTTCTCCGGGTGCAGGTATTGATATCGAACCAAATACTAGCTCGGATACATTCACTAATATCCTGTTAAAGAATATCACTACATCCGGTAACGACGAAGGAGGTATTATAGCCAACTTTATGTATGGTATCAATACTACATCTCCTTTGAGCATCACCATTGATAACCATAGAGATAATTATGGTGGTACAGCGGCAACAGGAAGTCGTAGAGGGATATGTATTCGAGGCCCACTATCCACAGAGGGTATAACATCAAATAGTTCCCAAGGTACGTTTATAGTTAAAAATTGTTATTGGGAAAGCAACTATATTACGGGTGTTGGTACTACTGGACAGATTGGTATAGTTGTAAACTGTGACCGAAGAGGATTCAGTGTATCGTTCGATAATTGCACATGGAAGAATAGTGCGCTTGCCGTTGGTATGAAAGTCCAAGGTGATGCTGGAATCCAAGTTGGTAATGTCACATTTAACAACTGTAAATCCATATCCTCTAACGGGATTATGACAGCTATGTTCCAAGTCGCGTCTTCGGTTACTCTAAGTAATTCATATCCTTGTCGTTTCACTGGTTCCACAATGACTGGTTTGACTAACTTGGGTGTAACTAATGGGACAGGTATTATCGTCAGCTAAGGAAAATCTATAACGAATGGAGGGGGCTTCGGCCCCCTTCCTAAAGGAAGGTGACACAGTGAGAATAGAATATGTATCCGCAGTTGGAACATATACAGCAACGTTTACCTACCCGATGCACTATGTATATATCGTCAACGATGGTACCGACCCATTGAATCTTAATCTTAACGGCGACAATATTACGTTGGTCGAAAATAGTGCTTGGTATGGCGATACAGATCAGTTCCTTAGTTTCATAGTCACCGGGACTAGCGAATGGAGAGCAGAAGTCCGTGGGGAGGACCCCCTAGGAAGTCTGACTGCAAATGAAATTTTTATCGGTGTGAAATATGAACTGGGAGATTTGCCACCTACTAAGGTATCCAGTTACCAGTTTATTGATGCACTGAATTTTACCTTGAATATGATCGGGATTGCCCTGTCAAACCTTGACAGTTCTCTTATAATGAAGGAATATCCATTTGATGGAACTACCCTCAATATTACGACTGCCGGGGTGACATTGCCTACCGACTTCCTATCCATAGTCTCTGTAACTGATTCCAGCGACGACCCTTGTACGCCCGTAGTGGTAAGTCAAAGGGTATTAGAGTCTGGTCAATACAAGATCATGGGAAGCAAAATATACGGTGATATAGCCGGAGCCAATATTATCTACAAAGCTAGCATCCTTCAGGTAACTGAGGAAACCGATATGGTTTATCTGCCGGATAACTTTGAAGGTCTTCTTCGTAAATATGTCAAGGCAATTATTACCAACAAGATCGATTCTGCTGATGCGGCTGTATTGCCAATGCTACAGCAGGAAGTATACAACTTGGTTGGTGGACGAGAATACACAGAGATTTATCGCGAACCACCGTTTATGGTTTAAGGAGGGGATTGCATGTTAGTTTCAGACTTTTTAGTACAGATACGATATAGAATCTCTGACAAGACCGAAGCGGGATATGATAATGATGAATTATGCCGTTATATTAATGATGGTATTTTATGGCTATCAGATAAGTTAATGCAAAAAGGCGACCCCGAAATGATTAAACAACTTTCTGTAACAAATACCGCCAATGTCACTATACCCACTGACTTCTTGGAATTTGCTGGTAAGTTTCCTATTAAGGTCACAACTAATGGAACAGAGTGGCAAAATATTGACCCACATGATGACAACATTACGGTAGAATATTTCTCTAAGAAAGCACCGATTGTAGATATTAGTAGCACAATTCCATTTAAAGATCGATTTATACCAATCCTGTTGATGTATGTATCAATGTCGGCGCTTAACCGCAACGAGTTCGACCTAACGCAAGACGCTGGATTATTGAAAGATCATATGAACGGTCTGGGTTTGGGGAGTGAATAATATTGAGAATCTCTACTAAACACCAAAATATGCAAAACTTGTTTATCGACGACTTCAGTGGTGGATTAAATCTTGCCGCACCGGAAGAAAATATCGCAAATAATGAATTCTCTGAACTGACAAATTTTGAGTATAACCCAGTAAATGGTGGATTGAAAACAGCCGATGGGTTATTGAACGTATATACTTCAGCGCAAACTATCGATTCATTATTTTATGATGAAGTAAACGATAAGTTTGTATATCACAATACGGAACTGAACTATGTGTTTAATACCGACCTAACCGACACAGCCTTTGTCGGTATTTTATCAGGGTTGGATGCTCCAATGTATTGTAAATTTGGCGACGAGGTTGCTATAGCAAGTGGCGGCGTTCTCCAAATATACGATGGTACAAGCTTGACCGATGTTGAATATCTGGATACGGTATCAGAACTTGGTGGGAATCTTATTGCAACCATTGTTACTGAACGTGCTGGTAGGTTGGTTATCGCTAATAATCAAACTGATATACTGTATTATTCAGGAATTGGTGACCCGTACAGTTGGAATTTCGCCGGAGAAACTCAGGATGATGCCAAATGGTTACAGGTCGGTTATAAGGATGGCGGCTATATTGTCGGTATCGTTCCCCTATCTTCGGACTTACTGGTATTCAAATCTAATGGTAAAGTTTTCCGTGTGATCAATGAGTACCCGGACTGGGTGGTAGTGGAATTGTCTCGTAACTCAGACTGCGTTAATAAGTTTTCCTGCATTCAGGTTATGAATGATGCCTACTTCCTAGGGCCAGCCGGAGGGCTTAAAGCTGTTTCAACAGTCCAAGAGTACGGTGCTATGAACCAATGGGATGCCGGATATAAAATTAATCCGGTTTTACTTGGTGAGGTGGACATTAATGCCTCTCTGTATTATATCCCCCTTCGGAAACAAGTTTGGATAGTGTATAATAATACAGGTTATGTGTATCTATGGAGTACACTCACCAAAGCATTTACCAAAAGGATGATGGTATCAAGACCTACGGGAATTGTTAATGATCAAGGATATGTGTATATATCTCGCGATACCAACATTTTTCGTATCAGTCCAGACACTAATAAAGATAATGGTGTTGAGCAGGTTTGTACGATCAGGCATAAGAAATTCACTTCATTGAATAGCTTTCTCGTCAAGCGTATTGTTATTGGTATGAATAATATTAATTGCAGTACAGATGCTACCTATATTATGGGTAGGTTTTCTGTTAAACTGCCTCCGGGCGGTAATGGAGAGGTTGTCAATGAAGATTTGGATATCGTTATCACCGATATAGACCCAATTAATACCAATAACTTTATGATCACATCCTGTCGCTTAAACTATCGCGTCGATAAAATCGACGGCAAGATCGTTTCTGATCAGGGGATTCGTACCCCGATCTATATTAAATATTTAGTAGTGGAGGTGTAATATGGCTTATTCAATTCAATACCCTATCGATAAGAATACAGATTTTACTGGCGTAGCTATCGGCTATCTTATGGATGAATTTGCCTATATTTACAGTCAGTTCAATACTGGTCTTAATCTATTGGGAAGCCCTACAGCGCCCACCGTGGCGGCTGACACCAACTCTACTCGTATTGCTACAACCGCATTCGTTATGGGGCAAATAGCTACAACTCCTGCGGCGGCTCTCGCTGATGGTGGACCATCAACAGTTGGTACTTCAAACAAATTTGCTAGAGCAGACCATACTCATGCCCTGCCTCCCGGTGGTTGTTTCGTTCCTATCGGTGCTATTATTATGTGGGATGGTAATGCCGCTTCTATCGCTTCTATCCCTTATGGGGTATGGGCAATATGTGACGGTACCAATGGTACTCCCGACCTGCGCGATAGGGTACCCATGGGTACTTACACAGTCGCAGAATTAAAGGCACAGGTTGGTTCATTTTCCCATACCCACGCCGCCACCACTTCATGCGTCAATAACGCTATTGGTGTTTCGGGTACGGTAAGTGGTACGGTTGGTGGAACTACCAGTGCTTCCCAACCCTCAGTATCGGTTACGGTTAATGCTCATACATTGTCTGCCGCAGAGATGCCAGTCCACGGACATAGCGTAGGGGTAAGTGGGTCTATTGGTAATCATACCCATACGGTTGGTGTTCCTAATGTCTATGGTGGTTTTGAGGGTTCCGCTATGGTACTTTCGGGTCCATTATACACAACCAGTAACTCAAACTTTAGTACCTCTGCCTCTGGCGCACAAGCCGTGTCAATATCGGTAAGTCAGTCGAATGCTGGTAGTGGAGGCAGTCATGCCCATACTGCTAGCGGAGCGCAATCCGCACACAGTCATACTTGGAGTGGTAGTTATAGCGCAAACTATGCAAATACGGTTTATTCTAATGTTAGCGCCAATACCAATATCACAGCACAAACAGTTGTTCCTCCGGCTACCGGACTATACTTTATTAAGAGAGTAGCGTAAACATGAATAAAACTTATGAAGAATACAAACAATACTTTGAAGAAAAAACCGGAGACAAGTGCATTACCCCGGAAGGGTTCAGTGTATACTATCTCCCGAACCGTGGATTTGCTGAATACGCAATCCATAGCGGGTGGAAAATGTTGATGATATGTAACGTCAGTGGTGATGGTAGATTCTGGTATGATGTTGGTAAACTGTTATGCCGACTCCATAATATGAAATACCTAGGTGCCTTGACTTCTCATAATATCAATGCTTTTGCCAGATTGTTCGGATTCCGTCATCCAAAGATCGACGGTAATCTGGTTACATTTACCAACGAAGCAGGAGAAACCATAGTTTTTAGACCAGAGTATATTGATGATCAGAAGAAACAGGTCTGGTCAGCAACAGTGGAGGTGTCAAATGTTTAAGTTCGATCTACAGCGATTCGGCAAGGGTGGTACTTCAGTCAATTATGCCCCTCCACAAGAGAAACAAATGTCTGAACAAGAAAAAGGTTTACTGCAACAGCAATATGACTTCAATGATAAAATCAAAACACCAATGTTTAATCTTGTGGATATGGCGAATACGGCCTTAAACGGTACGTCATTCAATCCGGCAGTTGACTACAAACAAATGTATGATACTGCCAACCAACAACAAACCAATGCTATGAATAGTTATAATCAAAACGTCAGTAATTTCCAGAACTTAGCGCCGGAATATCAGGCACAGCAGAACAAGTCTGCCGCCCTAGCTGACGAATCCAAAAATATGAATGCTGGTTATCAGTCCCAACTTCAGGGAATCAATGGTAAATACGATAACCTTGACCAAAAGTACGGGGCTTTAGACCAACAGTATGGTGCTATCGGGCAGAAGTTCAACAATCTGGACCAATCATACCAAGATTTGAATGGACAATATAGTGCCTTAGATCAGAAGTATGCCGGACTGGACCCCAAATATGCAGAACTAGCTCCACAGTATCAAGCTTTGGCTAGAGGTGAACTACCTTCAGCATATGTCGATAACAAGAAAGCTGTACTAGCCGATGTTATTGGCGGTACCCTAGGTGAAGCCTTGAACGCAGGTTCTCGAAAGGGCGTTATCAATAGTTCAATTTCCAACGATGTGAATAACAAATTGGGAACTTGGGCCAATCGATCAATGAATGAATCATTCAATAATGATATCAATACGGTATCCGGTCTAATCGGAGCGCAAGGTAATATCTACGATAAGCAAGCTTCGCTCTACGGTCAGGAAGGTAACGTGTACGGACAACAGGGAACATTGCTTGGGCAACAGGGTAATATGTATACCCAACAGGGCAATATGCTTGGACAACAGGGCAACCTGTACGGTCAGGAAGCTTCGCTCTATGATAAGCAAGCTGGAAATATCAACAGTGCCGCCACTATTGGCAATACTGATATTACCAATCGTAACCAAATGCTCTCTGATCAGACAAATCTTATCGGTAATCGGCAGAATGTATATGGTCAGGCCGGACAGATGAATCAAACACAGATTCAAAATGCTCTAGTCCCAATGCAGACTGCTACACAGGCACAGGATGCTTCACTGTCGTATCCCGGTAAATTAATCCAAATGGCACTCGGTACTTATCAACCCGGAGCAGACCTGTATAAAACAGAAGAAGCTTCGCGGTTGGCAATGTCTACCCCCGGTCAATACTATGCAACACAACAGGCATCCCCTTGGGGAGCTATCGGTAGTATCGGTGGTAGTCTGATTGCTTGTTTCCCTGCCGGAACTAAAATCTGCGGTCAGTTCTGTGAAGATATCCTAGTGGAAAATCTGAAGGTAGGCGACACAATCTGTACCGTTCGCAATCGCAAAATGACCCCAGACAAAGTAACAATTATTAAGAAAACACCCGATCAGGATGTTTTGGAAATAGAATTTGAATATGGGTTTGTTCGTTGTACTCCTACACAGGGAGTATTTACGGATGAAGGTATCGTTGATGCTGGTAAACTGGTAGTAGGAGATTTTGCTATCACGGCCTGTGGGCTGAAAAAGATCAAGAGAATATCCGAACTGCCTAAACAAACAGTATACGATATCGGTACCAAAGATTTCCATACAGTATTGGCAAACAGTGTATTAATGGAGGTGTGGTAAATGCAGGTAATTAAAGAATCCAATGGGTTTACCGACCTTCTGAATGGTTTTGCTCAAACGTGGGGTCCGAAATATATGCAGGATTCCTCAGATCAAGATCGTGGTACACGGCAACTTGCCGCTTATAAAGCTATGTATGATCAATGGGTCCAAAGTGGCAAGAAAGGACCGCCCCCGGCAATGCCCAACCAACAGCAAACGTCACTACAACCTGATCAAGCTAGTGCCTATGATCAACAGGCGCAACAGCCCCAGAACGCCGGAAAGACATTTTCCGACCTACTGACTCTGTTGACTCAGTGGAGAAGTGGGCGATAAATATGGCGTTCCAATGGACTTCACAAGCAAGCAATCCTAATATCAACCCGGACGTAAAAACTGCTTTGGATAGACTTGCGGAACTGGCATACAATCAGGCCGGAGTTAATCTCTACGGTACAAGTGGGGCTAGAAATTGGGGCAACAATTCCCTGCACGAACAACGGAATGGCGCAAATGCCGCCGATGTATATTTTGGTTCGGACGAGTCCGGTACAGAATTCGACAACCCGGAAGCACGTTCCTCAATTACCCCCATTCTTTCTAAACTAGCGCAAGGTGTGGGTCTGAACTTTCTGGATGAAGGAAACCATCTGCATTTATCCAATGCTCAAAATGGTGCTTCTAATTATAGTGCAGACCCCGCCCCCGACGATGGTTCGGAAGCGTATGCCAAATCGCCCTATGCCAACCTCAAAGCACCACAGTTATATAACCAGATAATGTCAAAATATAATGCCAAACGGGAAGTTCCCAAGGCTATGGATTCTGCCGCCATGCAACTTCAAATGATGATTGCCGCTGGCGAAGGTGGAAAACTGCGCGGTAGTGATTATCAAGCAGTAGCTCCGTATGCTCAGAGTTTGGCACAGGCCCACGCACAAGACCAAAAGATGCTGGCAGATATCCACAATCGGGAATTCGAGCAACAGGCCAATGCTGAACTAATGGCAGGTCTGGGTATCCTTAACCAAGACGGCAAGAACCCACAGGAGAGTTTCGCTCTAGGTACACTGGCCCCGGCACTGATGCCGTTTGTCAAGGCTACAAACCTTGATGCAGGACAACAGGCGACACTGGCACAGCATAAAGCGAATGCGGCACAATCCGAAAGTCACTTCCAGCAATCTAAAGCACAATCAGCTTCCCAGTTTGACACCACCATGCAATACCGAAAGGAACGGGATGCCCAAGTCATGGCGGCTAAAGGTCAGGGTGGAGGTGTACCGTTTGGGTACGACACCAATATTAAGGCCGTCAAAGAGACCTTGAAAGAATTGGATGGTCTAGATGGGCTATCTGATGTGGAAAAGAAAGCTAGTTGGCCTAAACTCTATGACATGATTCAATCCGCTGTAACCCAAATGGAATCTCAGCCGGACAAGGGTCAGAACTTTAAGAAAATGATTCTGGATAAAGTCCAGAAGCTTTACCCGCAAGGACCACCCCAGTAAGGAGGGATTTAATTGGCTAAAGGTGCAAAAGACCCGAACGAAGTAGTAAACTTTATGCAGTCACTCGACGATTATGTAAGTAATTGGCAACCTGCACCCATAAAGCCTGAAGTCAGTAATCCCGCCGAATTCGGGAAGGCTGCTGGACGCTCTGCTACCAACCTAGTCGGAGGTCTTGGATGGGGAGCGCAAACCGTTGGTGACATGACCGGACTGGATAGCTTATCTGAACTGGGAAAAACTCTCAAACAATTTGAGGATACTACCAACCAGAAATACTTCCAGCCCGGATATAATGGCCCTGTATTAGATGTACAAAACCCTGACTATTGGTTCAAAGGTGGAGCCGCATCTGATACTGGTAATCTTATTGGTTCAATGGTAGGATTCTTCATTCCCCAAGTGGGAGCCGCCAAAGCATTACAGGCAGTTGCCGGAGTAGGTAAACTAGCCGGAGCCGCCAATTCCGCTATTGGTGCTGGTAAAATGGTTGAAGGTATAGCCTTGGCAGATAAAGCCCGGAAACTACAACAGGGTGCTGAACTGGTTGCTGGTTTCGGTGCTGGTATGTTAGAGTCTGCTGGTGAAGCCAGAAGTCAAGAATCACAACTACTGCAAGATCGGGCCGCTGGCAAAATACAAGTATCTGACGAACAGATTCAAGATTCTGCCAAAAGCGTCTTTGGATGGAACTTACCAATAACTGGCGTGGGTGGCGCTTTGACTAGCGTACTCGCAAAACCGGGAGGTAAGCTACTGAGCAAGGAAGCTCGTACCGCATTACAGGGCGTTCAAAATCAATCCTTAGTTCAAAGTGCCAGTAAGATTGTTGATCAGGTACGTCAAAAGACTGCCGTTCAACTCTTCGGTACTGGATTCAGCGAAGGACTACAGGAATTTGAACAGCAAGCTATACAGGAAAATCAGATGCCCGGAGCCGTTTCTGACGGTATTATGGGTACACCCTATTCATTAAATCCCACAGAAGATCGTGTCAAGTCTGCTGTCTTGGGTGCTATCGGTGGTATCGGTGCTGGTGTTACATTCCGCGCCTTGGGGAGTCGTTATGCCAAAGGGCCGGAAGAACAAGCAATTCTTGATCAGGTTGAGAAGGGAATTAAACAAACCGAAGAACAATCGACTAAAGATTTACAGCAACGTACTAAGGAAGAAATTGATAGACTGCGTATCTTTAAGGAGATGGACCAAGAAGGGTTTACTCCGCAAGAACAATTATCCCCGGAAGAAAAGATCGGATTCTATGATACCGCCAAAGATTCGGGACACATGGATGAAGACCTGATCAAAACTATTGACGGTCTGGATGGAGATGCCAAAATCAAGGCAATCGACTCTATCCTTGCCGACCCTAATATTATTGACAATACCGATATCGTGGAACGTATGATTCAGAAACGGGCTGAACGGGATGCCGTGGCACCGGAGCCGGAAGTACCGGAACAGGTTATTCCTCAACCGGATATCACACCTCCTGATCATCAGCTTCCTCCCCCTAGTCAGATCGTTCCGCAGGTAATGCCTCCGGTAAATATCCCGATCAATCCCAAGACAGGTCCGGTAACACCACAAGTGATTCCGTTACCTGCTCCACAGGTTGTACCGCCTACGGTAGCCCCCGCGCCCGTAGCCCCGGCACCTGTAGCACCAGCCCCAGTAGTCCCACAAGTTACTCCGAAGCAACAAACTCAAACCAAAAATGTGGGTGGGGCTAAACTCGAATACAATAACCTTGATATCTTCAATCGCCGTTGGGATAAAATACCTAATAGTGAAGTGGAAAAACAATTTACTTATTGGTGGCAATCACCCTTAACCCCTACAGACATTAAAGACAATATCGCCAAAACGTATGTTAATGATCAAGGTAGGTTAAAATTATCATTACCAGTTGAAACAAAAAGACAATTATTAAAAGACAACAATCTCCCAGTTAATGAATTCCGTTTAGACGCATATAAATCCAAAACCTCATACACCAATGACCTGCGTCAAGCGTCAAAGATCGCCCCGGATACTGAAAAACATCCTGATGTGACTGCTGGTAAACTGGTCAATTTTGCTCGTCTTGAAGATTATGACGGGTTCGCTAAACTATTGCCAAAAGCTTCTAAACAGGCCATTGAAAAAGCCAAACCGTTGATTCGTCAATGGGATGACATAGCAACTACCGAAGGATTATTTTCTTCTAAAGAAGTTGGGATGGCAGATAAAGCCAATGGTGATATTATCGAAAAACTGGATACCGATATGCGGGAATTCGTGGAGAAGAATACCGGGAAACCAGTTACCGTAACACCCGGCATTAATGACCTATCTGTATCCAAATATAAACGGTGGGAACGTGACGGCAGAATTCAGAAAGGTCTGAATGAACTGTTCACTATTCTGGCGAAACGTCACTATGATGCTACCGGATTGACCACGATTTTTGGAGTCAATCCTGCACATCCAGAACTTGGTAAAGAAATGTTTGAAAAACGCCAATCGGGTTTTAAACCGGGAGAAGGTCGTAGAACTACTCTTGGAGTCAACACAGGGTTAAACTACGCTACCCATAAATCTTACCTGATGATGTATAAGGGTGCCAATGCGTTTGTGGTAACACATGAGTTTGCTCACGCATACCTTCGTAGTATGGATGAAACCCAACAGCGTCACTGGATGAACTTCGTAGTTGAAGCCAAATCGAAAGGGTATGTATTCCCAGAAAGTCATTTACCTAGTCAAAAACTACCGGGACCATACAACCCAATGCCACCTTATACTTATTTCCACGAAATCTTTGCTGATCATATGACGATGATGTTGGTAAAGACCGATAAGGAAATTGCTAAATTTTTCAAGGGAGACCCAGTATTTCAATCCCCCAACCTGTTCTATAACCTCCTGACTGGATTACGGATGATGAAGCCAATCGTTCAGGAAGCTTATAATCATGGAGGGAAGATAGACCCTAAACTTAAAAAGTTACTGCAACCCGACACCTTGAAGAATCTGGAAGAACTTTACAACGATGTACGGACTGGTAATTTGAAAGTCAAGGACGAGATTGACAGAGGGCCTTTAGCATCCGAACCGACATATCTTGAAACAGACGAAGACATGGACAATAACAAGAAACTGGGTTTCTATTCTGCACTATATAACCATGTCAATGGATTAAACTTTACTTCAATCCCTGCCAAAGATTTATTGCAAAACCTATATAATGATAAAACCAATACCTCTAAAGTGTCTGGTGTTAAACTGGAAGAAATGGAAGATATTGGTCTTATCACTTGGTTGCAAAGTCAGACTGGCAAAGTAAGCAGAAATGATATTTTGGACTTTATTCGCAAGGGTGGAATACAGCTAGAAGAGATTAATAAAGGTAAGCTAAAATGGAAGGTCAAAGATCATCAACTACAATATATATATGATAATGAACAGGACGCTCGAAAACATTATAATAAAATAATTGATCGCGATTTAGCTAAATCATTAGTTAAAGTGATGGACCACGGAGATCAAATCATTTATGAGGATAAGACGGATTCAGAAGAAGACCCTATCCTTCTTACTTATAATAAGATCACCGAAGGGCCTGACGCTGGTAAATTTGTATCAGCAGACGCTATCAAAAACAATAATCCAAATTCTAGAAAATGGGATAAAGATATCTTACTGTCAAAACTTATCCGTATGCAGAAAGAAACTGTAATTGACGAGTACCAAGTCAGAATAATGCAAACAGATAGGACCTCTAAATATAGCCAATATAATATCCCCGGTGGCACTAATTACCGAGAAATCCTATTAAGGTTGCCAAATAATAATGGATATTATAAAGGGCTACATTGGGAAGAGAAAAATGTATTAGTACACATCAGAACTACTGATCGTATCGTTAATGGTAAAAAGACTATATTTATCGAAGAAATTCAATCTGACTGGCACCAAAAGGGACGTACCGAAGGTTATGTTGGTTATCCGAGTGAAGATACCCAAAAAGAATTAACAAGACTTCGAGAACAACTAAAAGGCCTAAACGAAGATACTGAAAAAATCATCGGTAAATATGGAGGAAAAGAAAACGTATACAAAGCATTAAGGGATATTAAAATCAGAGAATATGACCCCGAAAACTGGGATAGAATAAACTCCGATATCCAAAAGTATAACCATTTAAGCACTATCAGGGAAAATGTTAGAGAAGATATTAAATGGTATATGGATAGGGGCGTAGACAACGCCCCCATGAAAAAAACCTCTACTTGGGCTATGCTGGCAATGAAACGAGTATTTAATCTTGCCGCTAAAGAAGGTTATCAACAGGTAATGTGGACAGATGCCTTAGTCCAGATAGACCGTTGGACCAATAACACTAGAGGTGTGGTTGATCGCATCCAATGGACTAAAGCAGTTGATCGCCCCGGTACCTATTTAATCCAAGGGTCAAAAGATACAGAAGAAGTTATCTCTAAAACCGTTGATTCTGACCAAGAACTAGAAGAACTACTTGGTAAAGAAATGGCAAATAGTATTATCAACGATACTAAAAATAAAGGTGTTTTAGAGGGCGATAGTATTGTTGTTGGTGGTAAAGGATTTGAAGGATTCTATGATAAAATTCTTACTACCGAAGTTCAGAAGTACCTCAAAAAATTCGACCCAACCGTTAAGGTAGAAAAAACTGCCATTACCGAAGAAGGAGAAAAGTTTGGGGCATGGTCTGTTGACTTCACTGATGCCATTAAACAGGGGATACAAAATGGTCAACCCCTTTATATGGAAGGTAACATCAAACCAGACAATAGCCGACAGAATCTACTGGATGTAAAGCAAATTAACTTTACTCCTAACTCCATGCACTTTGAACGTAACCGACTGAATGCCCAACATCTGCGTGATGCTGGATGGACGGAGACGGCACAACCGGACGGAACTATTCAGTTCTCCCGGACCAACCCGAATCCATTGCAGAACCGTGAACGTATTGTTCCGGGTATTGCCCAGACAACGCAACAACAGATATCCCCCAAAACTATGCTTGGCAAAATCAAACAGGCCACCTTCAAAATCTTTAGTGAAAACTACAAGAACTGGGTGGATGATCAGTTTGGGTTTAAGGAGGCTGGCATACTCAATCCTACCATTAAGGAGGATATGCGTAAGCTTGGCATTCATGCCGCTGTAGCCACCAGAGGGTGGACAGGACATGCCCAGAAACTTATCCGCTACGGTGCCAAAGGTGTGGACTTGCGGGATGGTCAAGGCAAGATTGATATTAAACCTATCACCCAAATCTTCGCTAATTTGAACGAAGATGAACAAAAGAGTCTCGATCAATATCTGATCGCCAAACGTGTCATTGACTTAGCCAACCGGAAACATTCCATTGAGCAGGGACTCACGATACAGGAGTCAAACGATATTATCAACAATACATCCCAGAAGGTTAAGGATGCCGCCAGTGATATCGTAAACCTGAACCGTTACCTGTTGAATGTACTGGTGGACGGTGGACTGGTCAGCGAAGAGGGCTACCAGTTTATGATCAAGCAAGACCCCAACTATGTACCATTGATGAAAGACTTCTCCGAAGAAGATGCCGAAAACATCGTATCCGGTATCAATTCCAAATCGTTCGTCAATATCGGTAATCCAATCCATAAGATCGGTTCTAGTGAGAAGTCAATCATATCCCCGTTGGAATCAACGCTGAAGCATGTATACCAGTTCTATAGCAAGGCTGAGTTCAACCAAGTTGGTCAGCACTTTGCCGGACTAGGAAACCAACCTCATATGGCTGGTTTGATTAATCGCGTGGGCGCTCCTTCATCTAAGAAAGAGAATATCTTTAAAGTCTGGGTGTTGGGTAAACCGCAGTATTATGAGACTACCCATAGTTTGGCACAAGCTGTAGGTAACATGAACGTACCACAATCCAATATCTTATTCAGTCTACTGGAAAAGCCAGCGACTTGGTTGCGGATTGGCGCTACGGCTACCCCTACGTTCGCTTTCCGTAACTTCTTCAAGGACCAGTTTACTGCGTTCGTATTCTCACATCATGGGTATATCCCGTTTTATGACGCAATCCGGGCGTTCACCGACATATCCAAACAGAATGGCATCTATCAGGAATATCTGGATAGTGGCGCGGCCCATGCCGATATCATGGGTATTGACCGCAACTACCTACAGAAAGACCTTCATGCCATTTATAGCAAGGAATCATTCAAACGGATGGTTTCTCACCCGCAGGAGATTGTCACCAACCTGTTCCATATCATGCAGAACTTTTCAGAAAAGGTGGAAGTTTCCACTCGACTAGCTGAGTACAAAAATGCAAAAGCTGGTTATACTGGAATGGTTTCTCGTATGACTAAAACCAATATCCAACCAATGACTGGTTACGAACTGGCAAATGAAGCCAGAGATATCACCTTGGACTTCTCCCGCGCCGGAGTGTACGGCAGAAAGATCAACCGTTATATCTCATTCTTCAATGCTAATATCCAAGGTTCGGACAAACTGGTACGCGAATTCATAGCCCACCCCGGCGACACCAGCATGAAAATGGCAATGATATCCTTATTGTCTGGTATGCTTTATTTCGCCAATGAGGGTGATGATCGCTACAAGGAACTACCACAATGGGAAAAAGACTTGTTCTGGATTATACCCGGAGAGAAAAGTATGGCTCGACTTCCGAAACCTTTCGAAGCTGGCTTGTTATTCGGTACTACAGTTGAGAGATATCTTGATTGGATGCGTACCGGAAACCCGGAAGCTTTCAAAGGATTGCAGAAGAATCTCGGTCAGGCATTCACTCCCGGCTTTATCCTGACAGCCCTACAGCCGATTATGGAAGTTGCTATGAACTACGATATGTTCCGTGACCGGACGATCATTCCGCAGTCTGAGCAAGGCAAAGACCCGCAGTTACAATTCGGCCCGTACACCAGTGAATTCTCCAAAGTTATCGGTAAGTATATGGGAGTATCTCCCAGAAGTATCGATCACGTTATTGAAGGTTATACTGGTACACTGGGTAAAGAAGCATTGGGACTTACTAATAAAATGGTGGAAGGTGGTAATAAACTGCCGCAACGTACACCTATGGAATGGTTGCCAGTGGCATCTGCGGTCAACGTAACGCCTTACCAGAGTCCCGAATCTATCCAACGTCTGTTCGATAAGAACGAAGAATACGGCAGAATCAAGTCCCTTCTCGATAAGAAGCTGATCAAACCTAGTGAATACCCGGAAGCTAAACACGATGCGGTTAAAGCCGCCATTCGTGAAATCCGCGATATTCAAAAGGAAGCAAAAGATGTGCTTGATTCCAAAACCTTGACTTCAGAACAGAAACGTGTACGCATGGATAGAGTTAAGATCAGAGAAATGAACATAGCAAAACGGGCATTGAAATAGAGGGGGTTTTGCCCACCCCCTTAGTTTAGTGTAGGGGAAGCAGATTAAATGACAGTAGAGTTACATACGGGAGATTTTGATAATCAATGTTTTAATAATTTTCAACGACATGACTTGCTGATCAATCAAAACGTAACGGACATTAAAGATATGCAGTTATCCATGAAGGGTATTCCTGAACAGCTACAGTATATGAACAAACAAATCGAAGAAATGTGCAGACTAATGCGAGATGGCGAAGCACGATACCTACGCAAAGAGGAATTCAATCTGGATAAAAAATCCATATGTGATGATATCGCCCAAAACAAAATAGATATAGCCAAGTTTGTGAAGGATGCAAAGGACGATATTGACAAGATTACTAAAAAAATCGAAGGGTTCTATGTTTGGACATTAGCCACATTATCAGCGGCCCTACTGGGATTAATTATATTCCTTATTCAAGGACATATGAAGGTGTAACATGGGAACATTAAAAGACTGGAAGAAGGGTATATTCTTCGTCAACGGCGAACCTAGCCGGACCTCCCTATTTCTCTTCACGTTTTTCATCATAGCAGTTGTTGGTCTATTACGGGTAATATTCTTCAATGTGGAACTTACCACCAATATGAAAGACCTTTTGGAATTTATAATTGCTATGGTAATACTTGGTAAAGTCAGTGACACAACCATCGACAGAATGTTTAATTCCCCTAGTCCTCCTATAAAGAAAAACCCAACCGGAGGTGAAGGAGGTGTCTAAGTATTTTGCGCTTGATGAATTTGCTTGTCACTGTGGTTGCGGCTTTAATTCTATTAATCCCTTGTTACTGGCGCTCATGGACGATATCCGAGAGAAAGCTGGCGTACCTATTATCGTTACGTCTGGTTGTCGATGCGAATACTGGAATCGGCATGAGGGCGGTGAGGAAAATAGTCAGCACCTATACGGTAATGCTTGCGATTTTACTTGCGAGGAAATCAGCATGGAACAGCTCGCTCAATGGGCCGAAGAATTGCAAGCTGATGGAGTGGGTAGATATTCGACATGGATTCACGCAGATTGTAGAGAGGGGCGCACCGGAGGAAAGTATCGTTGGTAATAAATTACCATTGACAAAATAATTTATTTATGATATAATAATATGGGATAGTTCTGTTTAGCTAACAGTACGATAAAGGCAACTTCGCGCCCTTCCCATTATAAATTTTGCGAAGTTAAGCGAAGGAGATTATTATGTCATTTCCAAGAAGATTAAACCAATATACCCATTATGAAAATTATACTATCGGAAAAGCCTTTAATACTGGGGTAGAATTTATCATTGATAAAGAAGATTTTAATAAAATTTGTCATTATACGTGGCGCGAAAATCATCATGGATATATCGAAACCAAAATAAATCATGGCTCAAAAAGAATATTTATTCATAGAATAATTATGGGAATAGAAAATGTCGATTGGAAAATTGAACAATGTGACCATATTGACAGAGATAAAAGAAACAATAGAAAAAGTAATCTTCGTATTTGTTCTTTTAGTGTAAATCAAATTAATAAATATCCAAGGAAAGATAATATCACAGGGACGACTGGCATCACTTATGATAAAAGGTGTAAGAATAGTTGGAGGGCGTACATAAATTATAATGGGAAAAGAATATATTCTAGTGTAGTTGCTACTAAAGAAGAATGTATTAAGGAGAGGATAATACTTGAAAACAAATATTACCCCGATTTATGACAGATGGTAAACGATTATTTTCTTGGTTTAGCGCAACAGGCATCAGAGATTTGTGGCATAGACTATCGCTGGATTTACAGTCAATGGGTACACGAAAGCACTAACGTCGATACTGGGGTACCATTTGAATCAGAACTGGCGATTGATAACCATAATCTAGCAGGACTGACCCAGTTTGAAGACAATGGTTGCCCACAACCAGATGGTAGATTTTACTATATCAACTTCCCTACATATGAGGCATACGCCAATTACTTTGGGAGGTACATAAAAAAATACTACCCAGAAACCCTTTCTGCACAAACTATTCCAGAATATGCAGAAGCGTTAAAAAATGGGCAGTATTTCGGCGACACATTAGAGAACTATATTTCAGGCATGGAGAATGCTTTTAAGGAGGCGTTTGAAAATGGCATGTAAGAAGGGAAAGAAGGGTCGATAAGTTGAATGAAAATGCGAAAAATTATATCATCGTTATTGCTTTGTGTATTATTGTTGGTCTATCCGGGTACTTGCTCGGCGGCTACATACACTCTAACGGAACAGGAAATGACGCGATTGGAGCAAATTATCAGCGAGTCCAGACAGACCTTAGAAATCTCGACACTAAGCTTGACGGAATCTCAAAAACAGTTATTGAAAGTGCAGGGCGAATTGAATCTAGCGCGGCAAGAATTGAACGAAGTCAAAACGATATTGGTGAAGTTGAACAGCGAATTGGTGCAGACAAGGCTAGACTTGAAGCAAGCAAACGAGGACTTGACGAAGCTCAATCAATCCTTCAGAGATCGCGAGAAAGAGCTAAACAGTAAGATCAGTTCTCTTAAAGGAGAAAGGTTACTCTGGCAAATCTTGGGTATCGGCATGGTTGGCTTAAAGATTGCTGGAAAGTAAATTTAAGGAGAGTGCAGTATAGTGGGAGTTCAAAGAACTTTTGCAGACTTCAGAGTTTCAGAGGTAACAATTTCGAGTGGTGGGACACTCAGTACGGCATTGGATATGACAGGTCACTCATATGTGGCTATTGAAATTCCCAGTACGTTTACCGGGACGGTTGTATCATTCAAGGCATCTATATCAGCAGATGGGACTTTCTATCCGGTCTATGATCAGGATGGTTCGGAAGTCTTAGCCACGGTAAAATCAGCCGGGGGTACCTTCGTGCAGAACTATCACCAGTTGTGTATGCTCCGGCATCTTAAACTGGGGTCCGGCCCTGCTACGGCGGCTGTTACCCAAACGGCAGATGTAACCATTAAGGTCTTGATGAAATAATGAAAGTCCAAGATATGGGGAGTGGACTGCCTAGATCACAGTTGCTACTGTTGTCAAATATCCCCAAGAATACTGTAGGTGTCAATTTCGCATTTGCTACCCCGATCATCAGCGAAATGAGTAATACCTCCGGTACAACTTATATGTCGCTTACCTCCACAGCAACCCATTACCTTAGTATGTGTGGGTTAATGACATACAATAGTAATATTATAGTCAATATCACCCCGGTGAATAGTAGGCGGTTTATGCTTGGTTCCTCTTCATCCCGGTTCGCCATTTTCGATACAACGACAACTGCGGTAATCACTTTCGGCGGGAATGCTATCACGGCATCAGTCACGAATAATGGAGACGGCAGTTATAAGCTGATATTGAGTGTAGATATCGGTGGTGGAGATTCCAGATTGTGGTTACTACCGGATACCGCGACTGCCTACGCCACAGCTTCACATGCCGGGGATGCAACCAAAGGCTTCACACTGGGGCAATATCAAATTAATCCAACCACCGCCACGGTTACTTATGCAACACCTACCGGAATACCGGGGATTTTACAGGACTATAGCGGGAAAGGAAACAATGGCGCTCTAGGTGCAACGACTGCGGCAGAGACTACGGACCCGATTTACTGTAATGGTTACATGGCATTCTTTACGGCTGGCGCTCAATCAATTTCATTTGGAAGACCCGCCCAGTTGGAACGCAGTTTACCATTCTCATTTAATGGTGCTTTCTACCTGACAGAAGATAATACCTATGATGCTATATTATCCAAATGTACATCAAAAGATACAGCGACCAGTACCGCCAGTCTTGGTTTTGCCTTGGTAAAGACTTCAGCTAACGTAACCACACTATTAGCATATGGGGTTACTGGTGGGTGTACGGTAGTCACCTCTTCAGCAATCGTCACAGGTTGGCATTACCTAGCAGGAGGGTGGGATGGCACCTCACTTAATCTACGCATTAATAGCGTGGTTTATAGTGCCGTGGCTATGGCAAACTACGCACCGGATGTAGCCAACAATTTGACATTTGGTAAAATTTCCTACTCAGCGTCCACCTATCTGACAGGTTGGTTGGGTGCATTAACAGTATATGGCAAATATAATAAGTTCCATTTTGAACGACAGGTCTATAAGACTCTGAAAAAGCAAATGGCAACGGCTGGTATAACAATTCCATAAATGACTAAAGGGAGGCGCAAGCCTCCCCTTTTTTGTGTCTTTTTATGAAAATAACGACCTCCTAGGAAGCCCGTAGAGCCACGTTTATGTAGGGGCCTTTACGTTCTTACCTAGCTTTTTTGCTTGCTTGACTTCCTGTTTCCGGTACTGGTCCATTTCATAAATTACATCGGTCAATGCCGCTGTAGAGTATTCCATTTCCCTTAATATGGAGGTTCTTAATGCAAATTGTGTATCACATGATAACTGTTCCGACTGGTCCATAGCAATATCCAAAACATGACGGGTATGAATATGCAACAGTTCATGTAAAATAGCTTTCTCTTGTTCCTCTACATTAAACCCATCAAAGAAATTTGACGCAATCCGAATCCACGCTATATGATCGAAATGCGCCGAACGCATATCCGCTAGGGCATCTTCCCCGGCAGGTTCTTTAAGTATGTGAACGGTCCAATGTTGAAGGTGTAATACCTTACTCCAATAAACTACGCTTTTCCCAATATCTTTCATATTCTTCATATCAGATTCTTACGATCATCCTTTTGCGGATAGTGCTGTATCGTATACAACAACATGATCACATTGGCTCCCGCATGGGCGATATGCGATAACCCGGATTCCGGGTCTTTATCTTCACCGTCCATGAAAGCGTATAGGTGACGTAGCGCCGAACCGATCAACTTACTCCACTTCATTCCTTTTTGGTAATTCCCCCTACCGTACTTCCCGGCACCGTATTGGAAGACTCTGGCAATATCAGCCAAAGGTCCGAACGGCAACCATTGCAGTTCCGGCTTGTCAGTATCAAAATGTCCGGCATCATCAGCTTCTTCCGGTTTACCATGCAGGATATCGCGAGAAAAGTATTCTTGCTTCAGTGGTTTCTGAGCAATCATAAAACAAGCCGGATGATACCAACCATCATTCCAGTATGCCGCCGTACCAACTTCAATCGTATCGCCACAAGCCGAACATTTTCTTGGTACTGCCGGACCCCCCACTACACATTTTTCTTCGTGTCTAATATCAACAGGTTCGCACCCTTCCCACGATGGTACATCATGTCCTCTATGTCCCGGCATTTCAATCACCCCAATGCAAATTAATATATTCACAGACTTCCTTCAGATTATCAGTAGTGAAAATCTTAACCGAAGCATGGACCAACCAAGGATGGTTGACATACTTTTCGGTTGTCCAAATCACTACTGGTTTACCGATAGAACGGGCGTAGAAAATTTCACTGGACGTTCCAATATAATTATAGGTATCGCTACGCATTTCGGCAAGCAGTACGTCACAGCGTTGAATATCGCGCAGGTCACTGATTACAATTTCGTTGGCACCCAAGGTTTTATCTCCCTGATAACTGCCGCCGTCATACGCTCGACGCAGTTTACCGTTTCGGAAAGGATTGATACAGGTGTTGTCGTAATTGAAAAATTCTCGTTCAGCTTCGCTACGCCATTTTTCGGCATACTCCAAACCCATACCTCCACCACCAGCTAAATATATTTTCAAACTTGTATACACCTCCACGATTTACCAAGCAACAATCTAGAAATAGATTCTTGACTACAATTAAATTGTTCTCCTATTTCTCTTTGTGAGAATCCTTTTTGGTATAATTCTTTAATTACTGGAATATCAGATGGTATTAGTTTATGCGTCTGAACTCTTTCACCTGAGATACCCCTACCTTTATTATCTCTATCGGCAGAATTATCTTTTGCGGTTCCCACAAATAAATGTTCTGGATTAACACATGATGGATTATCACATTTATGCAAAACCCACAACCCTTGTGGTATTTCGCCTATAAATATTTGATAACTGATTCTATGTGCCATATCATTACGACGAAGAGAGTTAATCCAAAACTTACCATATCCATCTTTGTCTGTATTTCCAGTCCATTCCCAACAATCGTCAGTTTGATAAATTTTACTTAAAAATCTTTTCTTCATTAAGTTTGAATTCCTGTCGGCAATTCCACGGTGATATTCTTCAAGTCAGCATTCAATGTGACTATCGGGCATCCCATAGTTTTAGGGCTCATACCCTTCATCACACTATATTTCTCGCGGCCTTGGTAACTGGCAGAACATACATAGTGTCGGACTACTGGGACCATGTTGCCGTGGATAATATCTCGCCGGAAGAACACGCCGGGGAACTGTGTTGCCCAGTGCGTATGTCCCATAAAGTATACATCAGCGTCACAAATGTTTGACATGCGATACAAAGAGTTGGAGATCGCCCCAATCGTTTGGGCATTGCTTGTACCATGCAGTCCGTAGAAATTCCATACGGCAGGATTGCCCCATTTATCTTCACCGACTGCGATACGGAATGAACATTCATCAGGGAAATAGTGGATATTCAAAAACTTACATAAGTCTAATATAGGATTCGCGTCTTCCTTACTTCGGTTCTCATGGTTACCTCTACAACCGCCGATAATTTGTGGGGCTATAGGACGTAGCAATTCTTCCGCTACATATTTCTGTTGCCCCGGTGGAATTGATTGCGCATAGGTATCGCCAACGGAAGCTTCGATATCGTAAGTCAATACGTCACCATGAAGGACTACCCTAGCGAAAGGGTCAGCCAAGATTCGCTCTCGATCTTCCATAAACTGTTTTTTAGCCCACTGGTTACAACCAATGTGTAAATCTGACATAAGGTATATGTGAGCTTCCTGATTCGGTATACTCCCGGCATTAAATAGCTCCATTTAGTCTATAAACTCCGGGTCAATTTTTGCAGTATATTCGCAAGTAAAACCGGGATACTTTTCCAGTACCTTCATTAGATTTCTTGCGGATACGGTGTGATTCCCAAACACCAGTAAACCATCAATGTAGATATCCTGCCAATCATCGTTGACAAATTCAGATTTGATGTGCATTTATTTCCTCCTATAGTAGAAGTTTGCTTCATTGTCTATCGGATATATGATAGATACATGCTTCATTTTATTAGCCCTATGCCGAATACGTTTGATATAGGTGGATACCGCCTGTTTAGAGATACCCAATATATCAGCTATTTGTTGCATGGTTAATTTATTCACAGCATACAGCCATATAATTTGACGATACTTCGGTGATAATTCGTTCATTAAGTCTACTAAAAATTGTCTGCGTTCTTGCCGATTTTCTTCTTCAATCATTATTTCTTCGGGGGTTAATGGATTAACGACAGTACCCATAGGGGGTGGATTATTGTGGTTGCTCTCATAAGATCGCCACAGGTATTCCATTTGCCGGATACCGTCTTGTTCGCTAATCTGTTGCGTTATTACTTGGTGGACAATAATCTGAATTCGGTCCAAAAGTATGCCTTTTATCCGGTGGCGCTAAGAGTCCACGTTCAGCCATTGTGGTAATCTTATCCGCTTTCCATTTACTTGATACGATAATGCCACCGTCAATATGTTTACCTTTTACTGGTTCTTTTTCTGCATTATGACTTCCGGTATACCGTACATCGTGGGAGACAGACATAAAGTAAGCTTCGGCTTTATCTTTATCTCCATATACTCCCACATTAAAATATTCCCCACTATTGTTTAGATCAACCAGAAAGTAGTGGATTTGTTCCAGATGAACCGAGTCCATTTAATCCTCTTGCTGTATCTTCTACAACTGTTGCTTCTACCAGATTCACTGGGACTTTATTGACAATTTCTGCCTGTACAATCCGATCATTCTTTTCAATGGTTGCTGGCTTGTCACCGATATTATCAATCAGCGCACAAACTACGTTACGGAATCCGGCATCAATCTTACCTACCCCGTTAGATAAACGGAGTTTTGTCTTTGCCGCAATACCAGAACGGATATACAGATTCATTACTTTGCCGGAAGGGATATTAAAGATCAATCCAGTAGGTACGATTGCCGACCCTCCCGGTGGAATGGTTACGCCTTGATAAGCGCACAGATCAAAACAGGCATCATCTTCGTGATTGTAGCGCGGAGGGATAGCATCAGGCGCTACTCTGATATATGGTAAATTCATTGGTATCATTTGGTTGCCTCCAAATATTCTATTTTCAAATTCTTATCCTGCATTAGTTCATCCACCCTACGCTGTATTTCACGTTCCATATCTACCACACCTTGTAGGGCAAACGATACTTTTAATTTATGCCAGTTCTTCCATTCCTTGGTTTGCATTAAACGTTCCAAGGCTATTTTTTTATTCTGAGACTGACTGCGTTCGGTTTCGGAATAACCAACTGCCCCACTTTCGATATGGGTGAGGCGAACAGCGGAAGAAGTTTTATTCTTCTTTTGTCCACCCTTCCCGCTACCGCGAGTGAATTCTAGTTTAAAATCATCCTTGGTTACAGAGAATAACAGTTTGCGTTCTTCTTGCATAATTATTCACACTTGCTGTAACCGCAATTATAGCATGAGTTACACTTACCTTCAGGGCGTAAAGTTTTTGAGTGGCATTCAGGGCATTCCGCTAATTCGCTTTCAACAACCTTGATTGGTGCGTCTACCGATAATTCAATAGCTTCAGCGATACAAGCCGCGCAGGAATTATTGATATCCTTTTCACCCTGACGTTGCAGGACATTACACGCCGGACACAGACAGGACTTCAATTCAGATATGATTTTATCCCTTGATACACCACAGCGCAATGCCAGTGAGGTCATTTTAGTGATCGCATTACGGTTTGCCTGACACCCACCTTCGGACCCAGTGAACACTTCGAATATTTCGCCGTCCACCTTACCAACGATAGTGTAGAAATTCTTACTACAAGCAGTATGCCCAGTGACAATATTCCCCGGCACAACCTTACGCGAACCGCGACTCTCAGGTGTTACCGAATTGAATACGATCTTTGACTTGGGGGTTTCTTCCTGTTTCGGTTCACTCTTTAGGATAGAAGTACGACTACATCCATCACGGAATACGGTGATACCCTTGCATCCTTGCTTCCAAGCATCTACATACAAATTGCGAATATCATTAACCGTTGCGTCATTACGCAGGTTTACAGTTGACGATATGGCATTATCCACATAGACTTGAATTGCGGCCTGAGTATTGATTCTGGCTTGTGGTGAAATATCTTCCGAATCAACCACATACGGAAAGAATTTTTGCAGGTCTTCCTTATTATGGTACAACCCCCAGTTACGTTCTGTCATCAAGTCTTCCACACTCTTAGCGAATACATGGAATGTCTTTCCACTCTTTTCCAGTGAATGTGTGGTACGTTCATAATCTACCCGGAACAATGGTTCGATACCACCGGACAGGCCACACATCGTAGCGATAGTTCCAGTTGGCGCTATGGAAAGAATTTGGGCATTGCGTAATCCGTTTACCCGAATCATCTCTTTTTGAGGTTTACCGAGATTTTGAAATATTTCAGATTTTTCGATAAGAGATAAGTTGTATTTGCCGAAAGGTTCTTTTTCTCCAGCTATTTCGGCGGACGCTTCGATAGATGCTCCCTGTATGAACTGAAATAATATGCGAGTAAATTCGATTGCTTTGTCTGAGCCATACTTTAGTCCCAAGGCTACCAGCATATCCGCATAACCAAATACTCCTAATCCTATTGCCCTCCAATCAGTGATACACTGTTTATTTTCAGTGAGAGGTTGAGTATCGTAACCATAATCAAGCGTTTCATCCAAAGCCCGTACACCCAATCTAACTAGGTATTTTAATTTACCCCAATCAATACTGGGGTTCATTTGGAAAGGATTCTCAACACAGTTGTATAGATTGATACTACCTAGATTACAGGAATTGAAAGCATTTCCAAAATACTCAGCGCAGGGGTTTGATATATCGATCTTGTATTCATCAAACCCGGACACCAAAGTATGCTTACGGACATTATCAATAAAGATAGCTCCCGGTTCAGCAAAGTCATAATTCACTTGACAGAATTGATCGAATAATTTCTTTGGGTTTGGGTAATGTGTAATGATCTCCCCAGTAGATTCTACTTCGAACTGGCACCCCCATTCCATATCGTTATTTACTTTGGACATAAAATCATTGTTCCACAGTACCGATAGGTTGCAAGCTTGTAAAGCTACGTTGTTCTGTTTTGCATTTATAAAGTCTCCGATATCCGGGTGAGTACACGATAACCCCATAAGGAGAGCCGCCCGTCTGTTATTAGCTCCGATAACGCTACCAGTAGAGTTGTAGATATCCAGATAAGAAACAGGGCCAGTAGATGTTTTTGCCGCATTGTGAACTTTCGCTCCTTTTGGTCTTAATTTATCCAGCGAAATTCCACATCCACCACCATAAGAATATATTCGGGCCGATTTCGCATTGACCCCAAATATCGATTCAAGATTATCTTCCGGAGAGGGAAGAATATAACAGTTACTCATGGTAGCCTTAAACTTTCCTTTAGCTCCAGCGGCATATAAGGACCGTCCGGCAGGGAAAAAGTCAGCGTTCTTTAAAGCGAGTCTGATATCTTCAGGATTACTAAAGATCGAAGCAACACGTTCAAAGAATTGTTCCGTGGTGGTTTCGTCCGAGTGCATATACTTTTTGCGTATAATAGTTTCACCCAGTTCTGTTTTATACCACGGCGTATATCGGTTCGTATTAGAAGTCATTTCTTTACCTCCACCATATCTTTACCACATGGACATTTGACTCCTGTAGGCCGAACCAACATAGTCATTGTTTTGCCGCATTTAGGGCATTTATATTTTATCTCTTTCATTTTAAATCCTCCCGTAGCCTATACTTCTATTATACCACATTATTCTGGTGCTGTCAATATCTTAGACTTCATATCCTCATACACATTTTTCCACTGTGAGTCTGGGAATACTTTTGCCAATAATTCGATTGACTTGTAGAAGACGATACTACGATGATTTGAGAACCAGTTTTTAAACTCGTCCATGTTCAATGGCGTGTCTTGCATTGATTAGTTCACCTCTTAATACATTGGTTAAATCTCCCATGACTGCAAACCATTCCTGATGACTGACATTGTAGCCATTAGACAGGGACATTTCAAATTGGATATGGTATGCTTGCGTGAAGTGCATCAGCAACGGCAGGATACATTGTTTAGAAAAAACCATTTCCCGCAGTTCCGGCATGTTCTTTTCTATCCCCTCCGAACACAGTTGCATAATTTCGTTAGCTTCCTGTATCGCAGAGTCGATCTTACCGAGTAGATGTTCCGTCGAACTGGGTGTAAAACTGGCTAGGGTATCCGTAATAGTTTGCCGGATAGACGAAGCAGGAGCCTCACAGAGCGACGAAAATTCTTTTAGGGTACCTATGGTAGCCCCCTGTATCTTTGCCCCACCTTCTGTGCAGTTGTAGCACTTCCCTTGGTACATTTTAAGATCATGTTCGTATGCTTTCAGGCAGTCATACCAGATTTGGTGTGTTTCCACTTCCGGTTCGACGTTACCGGGAACTTTAATGCGTGACATGTTGAGGTGATTCTGGGACTCACCTTCAAACAATGGCGCATCGTCAGCATGTGTCTTGTCTCCAACGAATGCCAAATCTTGTCCGACGAGAGCAATCGGATTGCAACCCAATTCTTCCGCGATTTTAAAGGCCATATTACCAGATGACTGTTCCACTTGTAGAATCCCACGTTCAATGTCAAGCCATTTGAAGTGGTCGAAGTTGCGATAGACAATAACTCTGGGGCCGGGATATCCCATATAAACTTCTTTTGGTACAACCGGACAGGCGGCGAGATAGATTCCATCAAGTTCATCATCCTTCCAACGGTTCAGCATTGCCACGGTTTCAGGAATACGTTCCAAGGATGCAACCAAATGGGGCCGGATACCGAATTCCAGTAGTGGTTTCAATGAAGCATCTGCCGCAATGATAACAGCCTTATCCTGTAATTCCTTTAACAATGGAAGCTGTTTAGTCAACGAAGGTCCAGTGGCAACCACGATAGCTGGCTTATCCTTGAAGGTATCCTTCAACATATTGATACCCGGATTATTAATGATCTCGTTGATGTTGTGGAACATGTTGGAAATACCAATCAAAGAATCCTCCGGGTCATTACCATATCTCAATATAGCTAAACGCAGAGCCACAATTAACATCCCGGTCATTGCCTTGGCATAGTTTGATTTCACATTGGGACCAAATACTTCGGCAGTCGGAAACCATACAAAGCGATTCTGCTCCACAAGGAAGCTGTATAGAACACTATAAGCATCCTCCACTGGGAGATCAAGGAAAATCTTAATAGGTAGATGTGACTTGACAATCGCATCAATATGACTGACATATTTCTTGCGGTCAGTCTCGAATACGATAGCAAACTTGGTATCATTCTTTCTCCATTTTTTATTGATATAATTGAACAAATCGGCATCAATACCGAAGAAGATTGCAATATTTACCACAGTATAAAATCATCCTTTTTAAAGTTTTGCGGGGCGGTTTGCTTTAACGCCTCGTCCCATCTGCTAGCTGACATACCGTAGCCGGGGCGCTTAGTTATAATATTATTTTCTGTGAATTTCTCGCCCATAAAAATATCAGTTTTAGCGACGATAGATTTGTATGCCAGCCGTCTCTTGTTATGTAACGTAGGGTCAATATCCCATTTATATGGCATATGCAGGATTGACTCCCATTGACGGAAGTTTTGAATATCCTCCATATCCATAGACCACGCATGATCTTGCCCTTGCTTACGCTTATCATCAGTAAAATGAACTTCCAAAGTAGTGGCACCCAGAGTCACCGCATGAGTCAAAGGTGTCAGCATCGGGTCCAAAATGAAATGACTTGATAAACCAAACGTACCATTCAACTGTCGAATTTTATCAAACTCAGATTTAAAACTACGGATACATTCCAATGGGGCCGGATATAACAGAATACAGTGTAGGTGAGTAGTAATACAACATTCTCGTTTAGCCGTTACTATCTCTCTTTCGGTAGCCGAACCCAAAGATGCAATCAAGCGTAGTTTGCTATAGGTCAGTGTGCGTAACATTGGTATATCCGTCAATTCACTAGAAGCGATCTTGATAAAATCCGGGCATAATTCAATAGCTTGCTTGGCAGACTCTACACCGAATGGAGCAATCCCCCACTTGATTCCTTTTTGGTTACACCACCAAACGATATCTTTCCATTCTTGTGGTGTAAAAAATTTCTGCTTGGCAAACGCCACATAATCATCAGAGGTTTTAATGGCAATTTCTTCCGGTGTATATAACTGAAACTTAACCGCAGTTGCTCCAGCCTTGGTAGCATCCAGACACAACTTCTTGCATAGGTCTATCTTTCCTTCATGGTGCATACCGATTTCGGCAATTAATTCAACAGTCATACAATGGTCAGCCCCCTAGAGAATCCGGCCCAGATTGTACACTCTTTACAGGCACCGGGGTACACTCCATGTTTATGCTTTTCTCGTAGGTCGGCTAATGCTTTACCCTTCCAGATGGTTGACAAATCATCTACATCGGTATTACCCAAAATCAAGCTGTGATTCCAGTCCACGTTACAAGCCGATACAGTATGGTCAGCGTTAACCGCCATTGCGTACCACAGGATAGGACAGGGGAAACGCAGGTCTTGCATCGGGTCAGTGACACCGATATCAATAGCCCCGGACCAGCTATGTACTCCGGTAATCTGAGCAAACTTACCCCATCGGTCAACAAATGTATCTAGTTGTTCGGCAGAAGTATCCTCAGTCTCCACGGTCTTTACCCGGATGTTGGTATCATGGGCATGGGCGATAATATAGTTGTCGGTATTATGTACCACCCGTACAAATTCATCCCGCTGTTTCAGTTTCAAGAATTCTTTACGGTTGTTGGCATCCAAACTTACTGTAAGGTCATCAATCTTGGTGGTAAGTCTATCCAATAAAACCGCATTAGTATTCATATGTACAGTGTTAAACTTCCCTGACTTCATAGCATACTCAACCATTTCGTTGACTTGTGGATGAATCAGGGTTTCTCCATCTTTATGTAGATTCAGCATTACCCGACCAGAAGGGCATTCGTCAATCAGTTTTTTGAAATGTTCCAGTGTCATCGTCCGAATGTTGGTAGGCCGGGGGCAGAAGGTACATTCCAAATTACAACCATTCGTATTTTCAATATTCAATACCAACGGGAAGTTAGGGTCATACAACTTTTCCACTACCTGCGGTTTCATACAGGTCATTGAACCCAGTTCATATAGGGGATGTAGTTGTTTGTGGTATTGTGCTGTCGGTCCTTTAGCCATTATCTTCCTCAATCCCATCACAGATGATATCATTCATAATATTATCAAGTTCAAAACCAACATCAGTAGCAATCTCCATTGCTTCTTTAGCTGTACTATTAGTTGCCGCCACCCCTAAGAGTCTTCCTATTACCCCATTTAGTCTATAGCTTTGTTCCTCAATTCGTTCAATGAGCTTATCTTTTGTCATTTTATTACTTCCTTCCGCTATATTCTCCGTATGTTATATTGTGTACTCTCCACACGCCATCATCGTCTTGCCAGAAGTTACTATTCATACTCCACTGGCCCTTGGGACAATCGATATGATTTAGTCCATCGACAGAAATTTGACTCTGTTTCTTTTTGACAGGTTTTGTCAGTATAGCATTCTTGCCATGGTAACGATACCGATATAGAGGAATATCAATGTAAGCGATTGACATTTCATGCTTGATAAAGCGAGTACGGAAGTCGATATCCTCCCGGTCAACCTTATTGTAACCGCCAATCTTTTTGAATACTTCCGTCCGATACATCACACCACAAGCTATCGGAGTTGTCAATGGTGAACGTCGATCTAATACCCGAAGTCCTTCATCCACAATAAAGTGATCTGACTCCACGGCATCCACGAAGGTATTAAAGTCAAGATACAATCCCAGTATCCGGGCAGTATCACGGTGAATACAATCGTCGGCATCCAGAAACATCACATATTGTCCTGTTGCTTCGGTAATCCCTGCGTTGCGACATTTAGCAATACCAACATTATCCAATAGTTGAACGTGCTTGATATATGGCGAGAACGCCTTGATAACGGTAACGCTATCATCAGTGGAAGCGTCATCCACTACAATAATTTCGACAGGTTCGGTCTGATCAAGACAGGAACGAATTGCTCTCGCCACATATCTCCCATAGTTATAGTTGGTTATAATGATACTTGTTTTCATTTACATCTCTCCAAAGTTTTTCTTAAAGCCTGATATGATCGTTCAGGCAAGGCCATATTGTTGGACAGGGCCACGATTCTGGGTTGTAGGTATTCAGCCGTTGGGCATATACCATACCCACAAAAGATTTTTTCCATTGCTGGCTCCTGATATGTAAGCTTCCATGCGGCATACCCACCTTCGCCACCGAATGCACGATAGGCGGTAAGGAAATTCTTGGGACGTTCATGTAGGAACGGTTTCGCCCAGTAGTTACGTCCATACTTGAATGTTTGTTGCGGCATGGTAAACTGGTCAAGGATAAAGCCGAATCCATCAGCAATAATATCCCGATGTTCGATCAGTTCGTCCAAGTGTCGCAGTTGACCATACAATACCGCCGCCTGAAAATCAGACATGCGGTAGTTGAACGAACGATACATTTCATGTCGGTCTGCGTCAGGGTCCGTCTTATCAATCGGGTAGTTACCATATCCCAGACTATGGAAACTATTACACCAATCATATTTATCTTTTTGGGCATGACCAAACAACAATGCCCCACCCTCTCCACAAGTAATAATCTTACTAGCTTGAAAGGATAGGGTGATAAAGTCCGAGAAGTTATCAAGGACCGGGACCGACTGCGCGGCATCGTGAATCAAAGGTACCCCAAGTTGAGCCAAACGTGGGTCAATGGGATGCCCGTATAGGGACACAGCGATAATCGCGCCGAACTTATGTTTATGTGAACTGAAAGCTTCCATACGATTCTTAACTGCTTCATAACTAATGGTCCAGTTATCGGCATCCACATCACAGAATACAGGTTGTCCACCAGCTTCTTGAATGGCAATCGTAGTTGCCGCCATTGTCAGCGGGGTAGTGAAAACCAATTTGCCAGTTACATCCAGTGCTTCCAATGCGGTATGGATAGGTGCCGTTCCGTTACAGAAACAAAGTGCTGGTTTATTAAACCGTTTGCACAGTTCAGCTTCCGCTTTTTTAACCATTACTCCATTGTGAGAGGTCCGGCATCCGTTCTCCAATACCTTTTGAATAGCATCGAATTCGTAAATTCCGAATCTACTCATGGTATTTTTACTCCTTTAATTTCACTACACAATCTTTCATGTACAGTGAACCGTCTTCCAAAATTTTGATAGAACTGGTTTGTCGAAAAGCTATTTCCGAAATCCCTTTTAGTATCATCAATGTGCGTAGTTGCTCTTGAAAGTCCTGTAAAATTTCTAGGTCACTCATTTAAAAATCGCCTCCAAAACATTAAATCTTCAGGTACATCTATCGTAGCAATCGTGCTAGATAGGTCCGGTTCATTGCGGTCAAGACAGAAAGTTTTAGCTCCATGCGCCTTGGTAAAATAGTTAGACATGTGTTCGCGTTCTGGTCCCATAGCATTATTGTAACCACGCATCAGGAACTCCCCGGTAAAACACTCATGGTTCATTCCGTATGGTTGGTTCTTTGTATAAACGTAATCATAACCATCAGTGATTAATTTACGGATACACTGAATGGCAAGATTTGGTTTGCGGAACGGGTCATCTGCCGTATACCGATAGATATAATCAAAACCAAACTGACCAGCGCATTTGTAATACCGATCAAACAAATCATCCTGACTACCATAGAATACAAACAGGGCATTATTGGAAGTAGTCATAGTACCGTCACCATTTGACATTGATATCATAGTTGGTAACAGTTTCTCTATATCTTTTGGTTCAGTCTCCGGCATAGCCACCACAATTTTGGTATCATAGAAGTGCATCAACCGTAGCGCCATAATACTGGCCCTGTCAATCACCATATCCAGTACCGTCTTCTGTTTAAATAGGGGTAGTATAACCTTATTAGGTAGGCGGGTACTGTTCAATCGTGCTTGTATAATAATACCAACCTTGATACCTGGATTTAATGGTTCTGTGATATCCATTACTGTATTAGACTTCCCATAATATTCAAGGTGATCTTCCCTTTATGGACGGTCATCTCCACTTGACAATCAGGCAGACTATCAAGTTCTTTGGTATCCAATTCGATCTTACCGCCACTCTTTTTGACCAGCACGAACAGGATTGCCTTGAGAGTTTGCAGACGTTGAAATTCCTCCGTTAAATCTTCCATTACCGACATTGTTTTCTCCTTTTAACCATACTTCCTTACAGTCGTAATATACCCTGACAAGGAAATTGATTTTTGTTTTACAGTCATCCACCATTTTTATGAGTCGATTAAAGTTCTTCCATTCGGCTAATACTTGTTCATTAGCCTTGGCAATTAAAGCACCCTTGGCGGCAGACTCATTAGAGTCCAGCGCCACCTTGGATTCATACCACTTGGCATACGCCTCCTGATCGTTACAATCCTGTTGCCATTTGAACTTTTCACCTTCGTAAAACTCAGCAAGTACCGAAGCAGTTTCCATTAGCCGAAAAGCCCCGGCAGGGTCATTATCTGCGAGGGCTTTATATTCGGTTTTCAATTCTTCATAGTTCATAGCAATCCCACCATCTGCCCAATAGGGTAAATATATCATTGAGGGCTACCTGTGCATCTGCATAAGTATCCTTGCGGACAAGGACTGCGGTTTCTGAGTTGTCATATACTGCCAACACGGTGTAAGTATAATCTGATTTACCTTCCGGCAGATACTTGTCAATCACGAATTCCCGAACCTTATTGATATCGACGATTCTATTTTTGCCTTGTGTTTTAAGAAACATATTTTTCTCCTTTATTGCAGGATATCGCTCTTGACAGCTTTCTTTACTTTATCCAAGAGATTTTCCTTACGCGCAGGGCTACCATTGACTTCGACTGAGATAGCATCCTTAATTTCATCCGGCATTTCTTTGCGGATTTGCGCCAAACCTTCAGCCATTTCTGTGGCAATATCCATCAGCGGAGTGATATCGGCACCGTCCATCAGTTCAGTCAGTTCCCGTTTTGCCGAAGCAATCTTGAACACCGAGACAATAACCATCATACTTACCAGAGGATTCAGGTTATTTTCTTTAGTAAACTGATCGATCTTTCCTTGAACCTTATCCCGCAGGGCGTTGGATGTAGCATTTTGTTTTAACCATTCTTGACCTTTTCCCATTTTATTTACCCTCTTTTCATTGTTTTTATTGTTTCCATACTGATCGCGAATATAAACGGTTGCTTACCTTGTTTCATAGCTACGAAAGAAGCATTATCCTGTTCAAACCATCTATGTAATTTTTTAAGTCTCAGGTCTGGTATCTCCTTATCGGTGCCAATCGGAAACCCGTTAAGGAATTGGTGCATCTTCTCCATATCTACTATGTAACAAAAGCCATCTATTTTAGTACCGCCATCGGCGGCGTATCTATAATAGGTTTTGAGGTCTGCTCGATACTTTGACTCTACCAGATACCTCTTACCGTCAATATATAAGTGAACATCACTCTCCAAACTGAAGTCCTCTGATGCTCCCACTACATTGACACCTTTGAACATACCAGACCCAAGAACTTGTCCTGATTCAAAACCCCAACGTGTGAATAGATTTGCTACTCCCTTCTCAGCGGCCTTGCCGTGTCTCTTTGCGGCCCGGATTCTCTTTGTTCGTTCCGGGTCTTTGGCGGCCTTTTTAGCCGCCTTGCGTTCTGCAATCTCACGCAGTTGTCGCGGTGAGCGAACAGTAGGCTCTATCGGTTGATAGTCGCTATAGTCTGAACAAAAATCACAGTCAAAAGAGTTACGACAGTTTGATTGAACTACACATTTCATTCCCAGTGGTCCACTTCAAATTCTATTGCGTCTCCATCTTCCCATTCGAGAAACGCCTGATCTAACGCTTCGGATTCACTGTCTGCTTCAATCTCACATGCGACAGTCACATAGATAATATACTTACGCATCTTCTATGGTCTTCCAAGTGGAAATTATTAACTGTGTAGGCATACCATCTTTCCAGTTTTTGAGTGCTTCCTTGTAAGCTTCGGTATCATCTTCGGCATCCACTTCAATAAAGACATTTACGTTGACGCTGTATCTACGCATTATATTTTACCTATAAACCGTGTATTCCCCGATGTGTCAATGTGATTATTCGGGACAAATGTCAACGCTTCGGCTAGAGCATAACTCCCATCAGGGTTTCTCTGTTGTGTGGTAACTTGGACGATACATCCACCGTAAACATTACAAACTTTTGTCGATTTCATCCAGCCTTGTTCCTGCGAACTGGCTTTGCAAAGTAAGGCAAACGTATCACCATTACCATATACAACAAGGTCAGTAATATTTGCTTTGGCTCCGCGAACTTCGGTAATTCCCAAATCTTTCTCTTTCATTATTCCTCCTCATTATCCGACAATAGGACAACATCACAGGGGTTTCCACGGAAACCACACTTTTTACAAAGTCCATTGTTATCCGAGGCAGGAAGGAAAACCCCTGCTGTAATTCCTTTTTCAACTTCGTTATACACATTGAGGTAATAAGCGATTGTCCGGTCATCCATTGGCATTTGATCTACGATAAACCCCTTATGGGACCATTTCTTTTTGCCGGATGGCATCTTCTTCCCGGTCCACTGTTGTTTCACCATAATTACTTTAGGAAGTTTACGGTATTCCTCCATATAAGCCATAGCATAGGTTGCCATATTAAGCATATATTCACCAGTAACAGCAGAACCCCAGAGGCCACGACCAAATTTGTAATCATATACTCCATCCTCTGTTTCCAAGTCAGCTACACACATGATATCCATGCCACTGGCCCGTTTAATATTATAGTGTTTTTCAGTAGATACTGGTTGCAAATCTTTGAACAATTCAAAGAAGTCTTTACAGGCAAGTATACCTTGTTCTCGAAGGTGGTCAGGGTCATCTTCACCCCATACATTGATGATCGGTGCTGTTCCTGCGAAGTTATCGGTAAACCGGGATATTAACGTATCAACGCTGACGGTTTTACCTGCCATTTTATCCTTCCAAAAATCATCAACCGATTTGTGCATTGCCGAACCATAAACAGTTGCGGCATATTTAGTGGGATTGGTCAGGCCCATTACCTTTTCGTAAAGAACCTGACGACCACATTTACGGTAACTTTGACAGGTTGAAGGGGAAAGATGCAACACTGGCATTATAGTTCCACCTTCTCAATGTCTTGCAACTGGGTATTGCCACCACTCATTATCTGGACGATTGCTTTCACCAGATTGTCATTGAATCCGTGGACGTAAATCACATTCGGATTCTTCGAAATTTTGGTGTGGGTAGCAGTCAACTGCCAGATGATCAGGGTTTTACTGCGGTCCCATCTGCTTTCAAGATTGTCACACTGTTCGTTATCGGTGATAATAAGGGTATGTTTCTGACCAGCATATTGACGGGCAATCGTCTCGAAACGAGTACCGCCGTGGCATTGTGACGATTCGATACTCTTGGCGAATTGCATCAGTTCGTCGGTGTCCCGGCGTACAAGGTGACATTCACCAGATACCGAATAGACTTTATTGGAATCATCGGACATTGCGATCATAGCGCCGAACACGGAAGCGATTTGGGCGGCGGTCAGTGACGGGGTTACGTCATTACCATCCATCGAACCGGATACGTCCACATTGACCATAACATCCTTTACTCCTTCGAACCGACTACCTTGACGCAGGATAGATTCCAAGGCCCGTTGGATGGGGCGATTGGTGATCATATCTCTGGCAGAGATAATCTTGAACGGGAGCATACGGGATTTCTTATACAGTTCGTAGTTGGCTACCCGCATTGCCACTTGGTTTTCAATCGAACCGATATTCAGCCCGAAGGTACGTTCGATAGTGGCAAGGTTTTGGACCAGAGCCATATAGGATAGTTTCGGAATGATCGCATTGAATACGTTCATCCGGTCCACTTCGCTAATGGTACCGAACTGATGTTTCAGTTCTTCCAACTGAAGTCCATGACGTTCAATCGTGTACAGAACTGCGGCATCCACTTTACCGTTTCTCAACGATTCGAGTACACCGTTCAGAGCAGAAGCACGTTCAAAGGTAGGGGTTCCGGTGGCAATATAGGTGAACCGATCAGATACATCCGGTCCAGCAGGATTCGGGTGAGCAACCTTCAGCACTTCGTACAACTTGCCGCGATACCGACAGGCATTATACTCATTGACATTGGTGTTCAACCAGCTATTGATCGCCTGTTTTACAGTACGGCCCAGACCTTGGCGAATCCCGGCCTTACGGCACAGGTTCACAAAGTCATTCAGGTCTTTCGGATTCTTCACAACCTTGTCGAACACTTTGGCGAACAACGGTTTGTTATAGATGGACAGGTATACCAGAGCCAATACAGGTTGCAGTTTCATACCGCATTCATTCCGGGCATAGACTGCGGCCTTTGCGAGAAAAGCGGGGTCTGTTTGCGCGGCACAACGGTAGATATCTTTGGAGTCACGGATAATATCCGCTTCCGTAGTATACAGGGTATTACCGATCAGTCCGGTACACAGCATATTGACCACCTTTTCTTTAGTGGACAAAGCGTAACCAGTACCTCCTTGATAAGTGGTGATCGGTTGTTCATACAATTTTTTAACAGTCATTTTACAGCACTCCTTATTATTTAGTGGGGAAATATTATCAAGTTACTTTTTCGAATTAACCATACGATGTAAACTTGATTAGCACCCCAAAGAGAGAAGGATTTCTGAGGGAATAACCGGAAGATACTTATGCGCCGTTCTCCCAGACTGAACTACCACCGCATTACTGCGGGGAGCAGGATTCGAACCTGCGACCTGCGCCTTGCCAGATGTAATCTTCACAAGCACCTCAAAACTTTATGCGGGGGAATAGCAGGAAGAGACGGTTCGCGGCGTAATACTACCGCGATAAGTGTCATCTAAGTGTGAAAAAAGAGATTCTGAAGCCTCCTGAGTAAATTCAAATGTATTAATTTGATGTACTCTTCCACAGCACCCCGAACATTTTCTTGGAGGGAACGGCAGGAGTTGAACCCGCTGGAAACCGTTTTGGAGACGGTACCGCGACCACTCGCTCGAACCCAAATTTAAACGGAAGAAATATCGACAAGTTTATTTTAGCGTCCTACCATTAGACGACCCCGCCATGTGGTGGCGGTGGCTGGAATCGAACCAGCATGACTCGTTCATAATACGATGTAAACTTGTACAGGCACCTCCGTATGTGAATAATTTTATAAGGGAAATAGCGAAAAGTTTAGTGTGTTTGCCATGTACACAAATCGCCCGAAGACGATTTTGGAGTCGAACCAATATCATAGTATGATGTAAACTTTTCAAGCACCCTTATGGATTCGCTAGAGAAATATTGTCAAGATTATTTATAGGTTCTCACCTACTTTCAATTTCAACAGTTGATGTAATCTTGACAGGCACTCCCACGAAATGTCAATAGAGGGGATAACGTAAAGTTTAGTAACTAGCACCACGCATTAAGGGAATCGAACCCACTCGTCTTTTTTGCAGAAAGATGTAAACTTCACAGGCACCTCTACCGTAGATTCATAAAGATATGGAACAATAGGATAAACAGTAACAGGAGACCGAATGCTACTTGATAAGCATTAAACAACCACATTACTAGGTCCATTAGTTTTTGTTTTTATAAAAGTCCTTCACTTGGGTTTGACCAGAGGCACGACTGGTAGAGTACGATTGGGTACTATGCGTATGCAGTTTGCTTGCATCATTCATACCTTGCGGTGTGGCACAGAACATAGCCATATTCCCGATAAGGATTCCAGTCTTCTGAGATACCACAGCCAAGTCCTGATTGGCTCCCAAATAAGTGAACGTCCAGTGTCCTCCTTCTTGCAATTCTTTTACGATAGATGCAAGGCGTTCAGACGAATACTTTTTGGATGAATTTTCTTCACCGTCCGAGATAATGGTACACAGGTAGGCATCATCCGGTTGGGTATCCTTCTGAGTAATTGTTTCAATAGCCAGCCCCACAGCGTCATACATTGCGGTCCATCCATGAGGGATATATGTAGTTTTATCCAGCTGGAATAGGGCATCGGCAGATTTATTGGCAAACAGGATAGTTGGTTCGTTCGAGAATACGATCAGCGAAACGAATACTTCACTGTCTTCAGTCTGCATACTTTTGATTGGGGCGATCTGATCATTGAAAGCGTCGATTGCTTCTTGCCGCATCATATCCATTGAACCTGATTGGTCCAGAACTACGGCGACATATGTTCTTTTTGTCATAGTAATTTCACTCCTTAATCTGTCTCTATATATATTATACCATATTTTGAATCATTTGTCAAGCGTTTACCTGAAATATCTTTAAGTTATATCCGTTTTTTCGTTGGTAAATTCAGATACCATTTGCTCCATGTGACGATCAGCGTCCATAACACGAAGTAGTTTACCAAGGTCAGCTTCCAAAGATACCTTAATCTTTTCAAGGTCTGCCTTTTCCCGGCGAAGTTTTAATATTTCCTCTTTTTGTTCCTGAACATGTTCAACCAAAGCTATACCTATCTCTTTAGCGGCGGCAACCATACCCATACGCCCAGAGATATCATAATCCAACCGGACAATATTAGTTTCTTCTTCGATAGTCCCAGTCACTTTATGGTTAACATATTTAGTTCCAAATCTCCACCATTTCTCTTTCATCATATCTTCTCCCTTATTCTAGATGTTGTTACGTCTAAGTGCAACCGGAGTTCATCTGCCGTAGCACCGCGACGATGTTTTAAGATACCCAACATAATATCACCTTCGAGGTCAATCTGTTGTTTGAAGGAGATACCGGGGTCTTTTCCGGGTAACCACAAACCATATATGGTATCAGCCGATGCTTCGATATCTCCGGCCCCTCTGATCATATTCATTGTGGGTTTTGTCCACTGGTTCCCGGTACGGTTCAACTGAGACAGGATATACGGTGTGATCATCAGGTCTTTAGCCATAGCCTTAAACCCTTTGATCGTGGCGCTAAGATGTTCATAATCCTGAACACCCTTCATATATTGCAAGTAATCCACATAGATAACGTCAACAGGTTTATCAAAGATACGAGTTGAAGCAAACTCAGTACGCTTCCGAATATCGTCGATGGATAAATAGTTGGTATCCACGATAAACAAGTGACGCTGTAAAGCATCCTTCACTTTAAGTACGTCAGGGTTGCCAGCCAAAACCATTTCTTCAACTTCACGCAATGGTTTACCAAGGAATCCGGCAATCATGCGTTCATATAATTGTCCTGCCAGCATCTCCATCGAATAGAACACCACGTTCATCTTGTCACGGATAGCCTGAGACATTGCCATCTCGCCAGCCAATGCGGTCTTAGCCACGCCGGGGTAGGCGGTGATCAAAACTGGTTCAGATTTACGAGAGAAGTTGATCATCTTATCCAGAGTAGGATATCCTGTTGCCACCTTACCAAATTTAATTACGTCTTTGTATTGCGCTAATGCTTCGTCCGGTCCCTTGAATTCCTTGAGTAAGGAATCATTGTTCTCACCTTCGGCGGCATTCAGGAAGATATTAACTGCTTCGATCTTTTGGTCCCATTTGTTTGCCAGAAACTTGGCAATATCAGCCTTAACCATCGGATTGGAAACCGACTTGATAAACTGATCGACGATCACATATTCCTGATCTTGGGAGATTGCAGTATCCAGTTTCATCTGTAATACATACAGGTCAATGTTGACCGTGGGTAGTTCTGCAATATCCTTATGGAGTTTCAGCATATCGTTGAAGTCTTTGATCGGTCTTAATCCATCGTGGAACTGGAAGTTCTCTACCGGGAACTTGACTACCCGAACCGCCAACTGCGGAGCATACTGACGGAACTTTTCACGAATGCGCGGTATTGGTTTCTGACCTTCTTCGTCATTGTCAGCCGCCAGATACACTACGAACCCTGCATCCTTGGCATTGGCAGAGATAAGTTCTATTTGCGCTTTGGTGATATCGTTCCCACAGTAGGCCACACACGGTACTTTCTGTTGCCATGCTGATGCGGCATCCAGATAACCTTCCGCAATATAAATGAAATTGGTAATCTGCTTACGGATGCGTGAGAAATTATACAGGGTGGCACCCTTTTCATACACATCTGAATTGGTTTCATTTTTATACTTGGCTTTTCTGCCGTCAAGAAATCTCTTGGTAATACTGACCAAACGATTATAGTGATCACGAACTGGTAATGTTACACAGTTGTCATCGGCACCGAACTCGAACTCGTCAATAGTCTGCTGGTTGAACCCACGTTCTTTGGTAAGGTAATCAATAACCTGCGGCAGTTTCTTGATATAGCGTTGTGCTTCCTCAGTCTTTATCTGGGTGGCGCTTTTCATTGCCTTGTACTTTTC